ATTTGTGTATATCCCATTGAATCCATCCAAGGTTCGTCTTTTTGACTATTTTTCTGAGTTCCTAATACTCTTGTTTTTCCAGCTGGTACATAAATAGTATCAGGTTCACCCGCGTCTGCACCATATAAAGAACCTTCAATCAAACTTGTAAAATTAATTGATTGAAAGAAAGATTCCATTACAGATTCAGTTTTTGTTATCTTTTTTGTAAGTAGATTAAATATCTTTGGGTCAAACTTTCCATATACTTTTTTAAAGAATGCTTTCTTTTGTGATTCTTCACCTCTACCGATTCCCTGACGAACTTCTGTTCCTGAAATACCTTTACCTTGTGGTGGTACTATATAAACATACCCATTGTCTTTCATAGGTAAATCTGTATTACCTTTGTATGGTTGGAAATATCTTCCTTTACCCATACCCAATCTACCTTTATCTTTTTCACCAACAACAGTTACAAATGCTGTTTTCTTCTCGTCAAACCTTTTTAGAATCTCGTCAGGTCTATATGGATTTTTTACTTGATGTATGTTACTTTTTGGGATACCAAACATCTTGGTCATGATTTGAACTTTTTCTTTAAAGTTAAAAGGTGACTTTGGTAATTGTACTTTATTAGAAGTTCCAATATGTACATTTTCTTTACCAAACTTTTTTACCAAATGTTGGTAAACCGCGTTGTGACCTGAATGGAATGGGTGGAACCTTCCAACGTAGGTTACTACTGTTTTGTTAGTCTCTTCTGTTAAGATAGATTCTGTTATCCATTTTTTTAAATTTTGTCCCATGTATATAAGTATCCTATCTTTTTACAAACTTTGACGCGATTTCATGTCTGAACTCAGAAAGTGTAGGTTTATCTAAACTTCCTGTTGGCCATAAGTTGTGTAATTCTTCTTCTGTTGAGAAAGATGCTGTAGTGATTGTATTAGGAAAATTTCTTAAAAAGTTTTTTTGATTTACTATATTTTGTCTTTCAGTATCATCACCATCTTCTAATGCTCTTTGAAACTGAATATCTAACTCTTTAAGTTTTACATCTCGTCTTTGTCTAAAGTGTCCTTCAAATTTCCACAATGCAAATTCTTTATTAAAATACCATCCCATTATATAATTCCTTTTTGTTGGCAATATGTTTTAAAGTCAATGGTGAACGAACCTGAGGTAGGTTCAAGTGAACCACTTGGTAAATAACTACCACTACCAAATCCATCGTAATCACTATCCCATGTCCACGAGTAATCATCTAAATTAGGTGGTAATTCATCTTTTGTTACTATTTTGTATTTTACACCTGTTGGTAGGTCTCGTTTCGCAATCCACTCTAATCTTGCTTCATAAATAGATGCTGTTGGATGATTCTGCCAATCACCTGATAATTCAGTTAGTCCTAATGCGGTTACATCGTCAGGTCTATGTGTTAGTATGTATTTTTTTTCTGCCATAATCTTTTTTATTAAATATACAAAATTTTTTCCTATTATCCAAATAGTACGAAATAGATTTCATATGGGTCTCTATTGTTACCTGTATCATTATCTCTAAAGAACCATTGTATTGTAGTATAATACACCTTAACTGCGATATCTGATGCTGCTTCGGTGTCTTTATATGCATTACTACCATATGAAGGCGAATCACCTGCTCTACCATAACAACTTACTATCGGAATCGCTTCCCCCGAATACAACACGTTATCTAAACTGACTTGGAAGTATTGGTCTCTATCAGTGTTACCACCCGATGAAGATGAATTAGAATATCTTGTTACAGATGAAACATTAATATGAGGGTCTTGGACTGTTAAGGCTGTAGTGTTACCTGAATAATGAGAACTTGAAGTAAGTTTAATTCTACACATAGCTCTTGTTACAGGATATGACCTTTCTGAAAAATTAATGTTACTATTATACCCACCATATACAGGGTCGGTAACACCACCATCTGCGGTTGAATACTTTGGAATAAAATAATCAACATACATACCACCCAACATAGTAGCCATTGGTACACCGCCAGGGTCGGTTGTAGAACTAAGGTCAACTCTAAATACTTTTTCGTCAGATTTATTTGCTTGTATTCCTACAGAATTAATTTCAACCCCACTATTCAGTGATGTAAATTGATAAGCTAAATCTAAATCAAATTGAATTTCAAAAAGTCTATCTGACCCATTTGTTCCATCATCTTGGGATGCGAATGCAGAATATGACCTTTTTATTCTACCATACTTAGTCCCTGAAGTCAGAGCAAGGGTGGTAATCTTAGCTAAGTTAAGATTCTGAGTAACTGACTGTGGTAATCCACCACCACCAATACTGTTGTGTGATATTATTTCGTTAGAGATATAATTTCGAAGTCCAGGCACTGTAAATGTATAAACATCGATTTCACCATAAAGTGGTTCAAGACTTACTACTGTATCCCATACTTTATGGTTACCATCTTTTACCCATATTTTTGATTCACCTACTTTAATATCTTCTATGAACAACTCATCTTCAACGGTAAGATAAAATCCGTGAGTAGGAGATACTGTAACAGACTTCCCGCTTTCGGTTGTTACTTTAATTACTTTTTCAACTGTTCTTTTTCGTATCGATGATATATGTGATACTTGTAAATATCTTGATGCTTCATCACTCCAGGCGATAATAGCGTCTCCTGCTTCAACATCTTCTGCTTTTTTGTAACTACCATCCATCATCATGATTAGTGTATCTGCAGTAACCGATGCTGGTGGTGCTCCTTCTTCTTCAAATTCTTCTAATTCATCTCTATCTCCACCACCTGAGTCCCATCCGTAGGCGGCTTTTGAAGATAAAAATATTTCGTGTTCCAAAGAACTTGAATTATTGTAATTGGTACTATCCCATATTTGAAACCAAATAGCCATGGTTGCGTATGAACCCTGTCCTGCGGCTTTTACTGATTTTGGTGAACTACCAAAATGTGATAATTGTAATTGATATGACCCACCTGAGGATAAAGTTCCTAATGTTTGTGTGTATGGGTAGTCTATTGTTGCGTTTTGATAAGTAGTATTATCACCACTACTTGCGTTTCCTGAAATAGTACTAACGGCTGTTGTATACCATGTACCCGTAATACCTGTACCTGTTGAAGGTGACGATAAACTTTCCCCTGCGTTTATATTAACAAGAGGTGTTAAACTACTATCTGATAACTGTATTGCGTAGTTTTCTGCGTCAAGTATCATTCTACTACCACTTGCTACAATAGATGTATTATCTAATGTAAACTTACCAAGTGTTGCAGAATCAGAACTAATGTCCCCCGATATAGATGCTGTTGTTGCGAACATGGCACCATCACTTTGTACATAGAACTTTCTTCTTAAAACACCATCTGAACCTTCTTCAAATCCACCAATACCAAGAGAACCACCACGAAGGTCGGACCCTGAAATAAAACTACCTGCTTGTAGTGTACCTGCCATTACTACATCACCTGATGATGATAAATGGAAGTTAGAAGAACTAATTTCTACGTTACCAAGAGAACCACTGACGTATTGAGTATTTAAGTTACCTAATACAAATTTATCAACTCTAATATCTGCTTGTGACCCTGTAATTAAAAGTCTTCCACCATTAGGTGCTTCATTGTCCCAATTTAAGAATGAGTTACTACCACTACCTAAGAAGAAATTACCTGCGGAATCTAAGTAAGATGTAAAATCTAATAATGTTGCGTTTGCACTTGTTAGTTCGTTATGGAATCCAAATACATCTGCGGTCATTAATAGACCTGCGTCTGCAGGACCCACACCTGTTAAGTTTTCATTTGCAAAACTAAAGTCTTGATTATCTGCTCCCGGCGGTCCTGCTCCACCTGCTGAACCAGGCGTTCCCGGCGCACCAGGCGACCCAGGCGACCCAGGCGTTCCAGGCGTTCCCGGCGTTCCAGGCGTACCATCTGTCCCGTCATCACCTTGTAGTGCGACTGCGACTGACATTGTTTTATTTAATGTAACTGATGCTGACGTTGCTGTTATTACAACCGAACCACTAAACGGTGTAGTTGCTCCTGTAACAGTAACAGTATCACCTGATAAACCTGTAGTGATGTGAGAGTCTGATGTTTTTGATATTGTAAAATCATTCGTTACATCTGTTACACCTTGGAATACAAATATATCTGTACTTGCTCCTGCGAATGATATGATACTACCCGAACCACTTAATGGTAACGTATGAGAATCATTTGATAAAAATGCTGTTAATGCACTTGTACCATCAGAACCAGGCGTTCCCGGCGTTCCTGGCGTACCCGAACCACCAGGCGTTCCTGGCGAACCTGGCGTACCTGAGGTTCCACCTTGTACTTTAAATACTTTTACAGTATCAGATAATGAATCTTTTGATACTGTTATTGATATTGGTAAATCACCTTTATCTACGACTTTCCCATCTGCTGCACCTGCTCCATTATCAAATGTTATATCGAATGTTCTTTGACCCGTTCCACTTGATACTGAACCACCTAATGATGGAACACCAATTGTTCCCCCATCTGCTTTTGTAATTGTAATGTCACTCGTTCCAATCGTACCACTTAAGTTTTGTTGATTTATAGTTATGGTTACTGCTGAAGGGTCTGCGGATGTATCTGCTGCATTGTCAAACGCGTAAGCGGGACTATCTGAAAGTATACTAAGTAGTTTTGCTGTAGTACCATCTGTTCCATCATCACCCTGTCTTGCTACAGATAGTGACATTGTTTTACTTAAAGATACCGACGCTGATGTTGCGGTAACCACAACTGAACCACTAAATGGAGCAGTTGAATTAGTAACTGTTACTGTATCGCCTGATAAAGTTGTTGTTATATGAGAATCTGATGTCTTTGAAATTGTATAATCATTCGTGACATCACTTGTTCCTTGAAACACTACTATGTCTGTACTTGCTCCTGCGAATGATATTATTTCATTTGATGAACTTAATGGTAGTGTTTGTGAATCGTTTGTTAAGAACGCAGTTAATGCACTAACACCATCAGAACCTGCTGCTCCATCAGAACCACCTTCGACTTTGAATATTTTTACTGAATCAGTTAAACCATCTTTTGTACAAGAAATTTCTACAGGTAAATATCCTTTAGTTTGTTGCATACCACCTGCTGCTTGTCCACCAACCCACTTCAAACTACCACTTACTATACCTGTACCATTTGTTACAGTGTTGTTATCAAAGTCAAATCCTGTTACGGTACTTCCACCATTTCTTGTAATTGTAATATCACTTGCAGATATTGCTGCATTTAAGTTTTGTTGTTGGAAACTAAATATAATAGTGGATGGTGTAGGGTCGTTATCAGAAGAATCATCAAACGCAAATGTCTGTGAATCCACACTACCAATTAGTAATTTTGCTGCCGTACCGTCTGCACCTGTTGCACCTTGTACCGATTTTGCGAGTGACATTGTTTTTGTTAAAGAAGTACTACCACTTGTTGCTGTAATTGCGATAGAACTTGACAATTGGGTTAGTCCTGTTACTGTAACTCTTTTACCACTTACTCCTGAAGTAACACCGTCACCATCTACTCTTGATATTGTATAATTAGACGTTCTATTAGTTACACCTTCAAAAACTTCCATATCAGTTATACCACCTGCAAATGAATTTACCGTTCCATCACTTGCGGCCACAAACGTATGTGATTCATTGGTTAAGAATGCTGTAACTGCGTCAGAACCGTCTGTACCATCTGTACCTGCGGTTCCACCTTCTACTTTAAAAATCCTTGTACTATCTGTTAGTGAATCTTTTGTTACTGTTACCGTTAAAGGTAGTTTTGTTTTATCACCACCAACAGTTCCACTAAATGTAATAGAACCACTCACTGTACCTGTACCGTCTGATACATCTGCTATTAGTGTTGGGTCTGATAATGTTGCTCCACTTGAATCTGTAATTGTAATATCACCTGAACCAATTGTACCACTTAAGTTTTGTTGATTGATAATAATTAAAATATCGTTATCTTCAGCAGTAGAAGAAGATGCTGATGGGAACGAGAATATTTGAGAATCACTTGTTACAACTAATGTTTTAGCATTTGCTCCTTGTGCTCCGTCTGTTCCATCATCACCCTGTCTTGCGACAGAAAGGGACATCGTCTTTGGTAATACAACACTTGCTGAAGTTGCTGTAATAATTACAGAACCACTAAATGGTGTTGTACTATTTGTTATTGTTACGGTTTTACCTGAGGTTGATGTTGTGATATGTGAATCTGTAGAACTACTAACTGCTACTGTGTAATCACTTGTTACATCAGATACTCCTTGGAATACTACCATATCCGAACTTGCTCCTGCAAATGATATAATAGAATTAGAAGAACTTAATGCTAATGTATGAGATTCATTTGTTAAAAACGCTGTCAGTGCAGAAACACCATCGGAACCTGGCGCACCTTCTGCACCATCAGTACCACCTTGTACTTTAAATATTGTTGTTGAGTCAACAAAGGAATCTTTCTCGACTTCTATTGTTAATGGTAAATCAGTTTTTGCTAAAGACAGTCCTGAGAATGATAAACTACCACTTAGTTGTCCTGACCCATCTGATACTACACCACCTAAAGTTGGAGTTGATATTGTGGAACCACCTGCTTTAGTAATTGTAATGTCACTTGTCCCTACAGTCGCATTTAAGTTTTGTTGACTGATTGTAAAGTTAATTACGTTTGGTGTCGCCGAATCATCTGCGAGATTATCAAACGCGTATACTTGTGAGTCTACTGTTACCGATAATGCTTTCGCAGTGTTTGATGCTGTTGCTTCTGCTAATACAGATGCTGTTGCTTCTCCAATCGCGTCTTCTACACTTGTTCCACTTTCTAATCTAATCTGACCTCTAACTGTTAAAGATGTCCCATTCCAAACTAATTTATCACCTAAAGAGAATTTTGAATCTGAACCTAAAAAGAATCCTGTATTTGTATTACCATGTGTTCCAACACCTGTAAACAGTTTAGAATCTTGCATTTTGATTCCACCAATAGAACCTGTATTTGCAACTATACCACCTTGAAGGAATACGTTATCTGTTGCTAATCCAAAGCCTGGATTTGAGTTACCAAACACATATGATGAATTTGATAAACCACTTAGGTCACCAATTCTTGCTCTAAGTGCAACATCAAATAAACCACTACCCGTTCTTTCTACTATATCCATAAATGGAGTAGAACTATCTCTTGGGTTTGCGTTCATTTTAATATAACCACTACCACTTAACCCTGTTGATACAATTACTTGACCTTCATCATATGATTGTGATGTTGATGCTAAATCACCAACAAAACTACCCTGTGACCCACTACCATATCCTCTTGTTACATAAAGTCTACCATGTACTTCATCTGCTCCTGAGTTGTCACCGTCAACTGATGCTGAGTTTACTAAAATGTATTCTGTTTGGAATCCTGTTCCATCTACTTTTTTAGCTAATAATATTTCACCAACAGTAAAACCACTTGCGTTTTTAACTGACATCGTGGTTTCATTTGCTGTAATATTTGAACCTGTAAGAGTTGTTGCGTTAGTAACCCATAATTGACCACCAACTGCGTTTACTGATTCTTTTTCAAATGTTGTTGTTCTTAATGTACCTCTAATTCTTACGTTTTCAAATTCCGCGGTACCGTTACCTTCAGATGATATTTTCCAACCTCTAAGATTACTTGCGAAATCTTTTGTTTGTAAAATACCCTCAGGTTTCATTATTAAATTACCACCCTCAATTGAATTTGTAGTAATGTCCCATCCACCAATACTTGCGGATACAAACCTTGCGAAACCATCAGGTCTAATAGAGGATGATGAGTTTGTTTCAGTTGATGGATTACCTGCGATTACAGCAGGAGTTCTAATACTGTTTGCTGTAACGGAACCTAATATTGTTACACCGTCTGTGATTGTACCACCTTGTAGTAATACTCTTGATGCGGTTATATCACCTGCTGCTTTTAATCTTAATGCATTGTCAGATGACCTTATTTCTTCTGCAACTACTTCAAACCCTGCAATAGATGCTGATGCGAATCTTGCAAAACCATCTTGGTCAATTGACGATGAGGCGTTTGTTTTGGTTGCAGGTGCTCCATTTATTACTGCGGGAGTTCGAATTTGATTTACCGTAAGTGACGACTTGATTGTTGCGTTTGTACCAATTACTAAACTACCAGCCCCACCATTTGCATTTGGGTCTAAGTGAAAGTCAGATGAACTAATTTCAATGTTACCATCTGAACCACTCATAAACTGACTGTCTGCCGTACCTACGAAAAACTTTTCTGCTTTTATATCTAATAAACCACTACCTGATGTTGTGAATATAAGGTGACTGTTATCGTTGTCACCTACGAACTCCATACCAACACCATCCATTTGGTCAACCCCAACTACGAGGTTACCACTACCTGAATAAATTAAAAATCCACCAGGCCCTTTTCCAAGAGATGCTGACGTAAATCCTTCGTATCCAACTGACCTTAAGAATCCACTACTTGCTCCACCAATCTCAATACCACTACCTAATGTGTTTGATATAAAAATAGAACCCGAGATTAAAGAACCCGAACCACCTATGAATGTATTTGCGCCTGGGAAGACAACATCTTCAATCAAAACGAACTGTTCTGATGCCACACCTAATGTATTTAAAAACTCTACTTTTAAAGTTTTTGGGTCACCAATGTGTTTAGAAGGAATACTAATTGTATAAGAAAAGTTTGTGTCTGAATCTACTACATTATTTCCTAATACTTCAAAATCACCACCAATACCTTTTGATTTTACAGATGTTCTAACTTCAGTTACTTCACCTGATATAGGAGTTATAGATGGTATTGTAATTGTACCAACTGTTTTTAAGTTTTGTGATGTTCCATTTGAAGCAGAACTAAAGTATGTAATACTTGCAGGAATATCAAACCCATCAGAGTATCTAAACGTATGGTTATTACTTGAGGTGATTGCTGATTCTAATCTTAGAATATCACTACCCGTTACTGCTGTAATACTTGATGTAAAAGATGTTGGTTGTGTTACTGTTCGTTGTTCAGGATATAATCTTACATTTGATAAATCAAGTCTAATGGTTGCGTTTTCCATCTCAGCATTAAATGTATCACTGTCTCCTGTATTTCTTTGTAATGCTACATCATCTCCAAAATTAGACGCATTATACTTTACGTTGATTTCGTCAGTCGTTAGTGATAATGTTTTGTTTTCTCCTTGACCTAAACTATCACTTCCTGAACTATCTAACTTAAAAGTAGTAAACGGTCTTAAACTTGATGATACCGTTGCTGTTGGAAGGTTTGGTGATTGAAATACAATTGTTGAAGAAGGTTTTGAATCAATTCGTACAGGAATTGTTTTAGTCCACTTAACAACTCTTTCGTTTGTTATTCCTCGACCTCTACCACCTCTACGACTTCTACCTCTACTAATTCTATTACCATCTTGAACAGATGCTCTTACTGCTCCTATAATAGTAATTGTGGCGTCACCACTTGCTGTATTTTGTCTTTTATCGTCTCTATCTGAGTAAACCCAAATCGTAACTAAAACAGAACCGTCTACAGATGAGAAGTTTGGAACTTCGTGATATATTGGTTTACCTTCAGAATCTTTTACCTCAATCCTAATTTGTGAGTTAGGAGCAAGTGTATTTTTAGAAGAACCCTTTATTCTAAAAGAATTTCTTCCAGGCCCCAAATAGTCGGGTAACTCAGTAATATTGAAATAATCTACAGAATTCGAAGATTGGTCTACAATCTGTGCTTGTATCCTATCTAAATTCTGTTTACTTCTTCTTTTGTATTCTAATGCCATTCATAGACTCCATATATAACTATAAATATGAAACTTTTGAGAACCCGCGCACTTTACTGATATCTATTATTTGGTCAACCATATCTCGGGTCTTATCAATATGAGATATTGTGATAATAAAATCAAACTGCGTTTTAAGGTAATCAAATAATAAATATAAAGAATTAAAGTTCTCAGTATCAAGTGAACCGAACCCTTCGTCAATGGCTATAAAGTTTGGTCTTGGTAGATTTGATACATTTATTAATGCTGTTCTGATTGCTATTGATGATATGAATTTTTCCATACCACTTGTTAATTCGAGAGGCCAATATTCATCACTTCCATATGCGATATATGAGTTGATATTTCTACCATCTGTATTTAGTAATACTTGGAAGTCTACTATTGGTGATAGTATATTGTTTATCTCTATTTCTAATTTTGGTAATACTTCGGATATTAGTTGATATGGGATTCCATCTCTTCTAACACATTTAATATAATATTCGTATCCGTCATATTTGATTTCCATTTCACGAAGTTTCTCGATTGACTCGTTAACTTGTTGTATGGAATTTTCTGCTAATGTAATTTCAGAGTTGACACTCATCATTTCATCACCAACCTCGTCTATCTTTTCTTTTATAGAATCTCGTGTGAGTTTAAAAGATTTTATCTTTTCATTTACCTGCTTGTTATGCTTAACTGCTTGTTCTTGGTTCTTTGCTTTCTGAAGTTTAGACTTTAGTTCTTTTAACTGTATATCTAAATCTCTAACGTCTTGCATACACGACTCGTAAATCTTAGACGCAGTTAACCATTCCTTCTCTAAATCCATCTGTTGTTTAGTAAGGGTATCAAACTCTTTTAAATCGTTTTTAACGTTAAAACTATCTCTTTCATCAATAAGTTTAACTTTCTTCTCTAAAAGGTCTTTAAAACTCTTCTGTAAGGTTTCTATGTCCTTCTGTAGTTTATCTGCTTTCTTTACGATAGGAGTATTCTTGTTTTGTACACAATGTTCACAATCATCATCGAAAGTTAATTGACCGATTCCTTCTAAAGTGTCTTTCTTATGAGTTATCTCGATATTGATGGTATCCATCTTATTATCTAAATCATTAAACTTTTTATCTAATCTATTGAATTTAGTATCTTTCTTTTTTAACTCTTTGATATCTAAGGTTTTAAGTTTACCTTCTATATCGTTTTTAGATACTTCGATATTTTGTAGTTCTGAAAGATTGTGGTCACACTCTTTATTTTGAGTATCCCGAACTAATTCCAAATCTTTTAGTTCTTTTGAGATATCATCTACATTACCAATATCCTCAACAGGTTTTAAGTGAGTCATTTCAAACTCTATCTTAGTATTAGTATTTTCTAATTTAAGATTTAGTTCATCTTTTTTAGATTGTAATTCATCTAATGAACCTGTAATACTTGTTAGTGCGTTTTCTGCTTCAATTAGTTTTGTAGGAAAGTCTTGTTTTTTATATTCTCTAAGTAAAGTATTTAGTTCTCTAATCTCTTCACTTGCGAGATGATATAAATCTTCGAATATATCCATATCCAAAAACTGTGCTAATAATTCTTTTCTTTCCTTTTGAGATTTTTCTATAAACCCACTGTTATTAGATTGTGTTGACATTGCTGTTAAAACAAAATCTTCATATGTTCCAATGTAGTTTCTAATTATTGCATTTGTCTCTCTACGTTGTTCACCATTTAATGATTCTTTTTGTCCATCAATCATACGATAGAAATCAACATCAACTTTTACAGTTCCTCTTTTTGGACTTTTCTTTGCTTTTCTTTCTATAAAATATTCAACATTGTTTAACTCGAATTCAAACTTACAATCAAAATTCATTTTAGAGTAATTCATTACATCTTCTGCTCTGATTGTTCTTGAACACTTATCAAACATACAAAATGATAATGCGTCCCATAGAGTTGACTTACCACTTGCGTTTGGTGCGAATATTCCATATGCACCTTTCATATTTGTAAAGTCAATTACATTGTTAGTTCCATATGAGAACATATTAGAAAACTCAAATCGTTTTGGAATCCACGTTGAGTTACTTACAATATTTGGTTTTCCAAGTTTGTCATTTATATCTTTATTGATATTGGTAACTACACTTAGTTGTTCTTTTGTAAGGTGTTCTGTTTCTTCTAAATATTCTTCGATAAGTTTATTTTGAAAACCTGTATCTCTTACATTTTGTAATACTATCGATTGGTGTTCTACATCTCTTTTACGAGTTAAAACTTTTTGTACAGTCAGTTCTTGTACTTGTGCTTGTTTTTTAATCTTTGCGATTAATCTATTAAGTTGTGAAGTTTTAGTATCTTTTACTCTTACCCTAACTCTTGGTTTATTAGGCATATAATTATCAGATACTATCTTACCATTTTCAATATCAACAGTCACATATCCATAATCATTGTGTATTGGAACAAATTCACTTTTTAGACTTTTCATATCCCAAACTAAGATACCATGTATAGGATATTTTGCTTCACCATGATTTTGAACTATCAATGAGCCAGAATATTTTATATGTGATTTACCCATCACCTCATTGTTTGGTTTATGGATATCACCTAACAATACTAAATCATAATTTTCAAAGTGTGATACTTTTACATTTTGATTCTGTATTACAAATCCGTGTTCAGTTTCAATGTTATCAACAGGACCGTGTAACATTGCAATTCGTCCATTGTTTTTCTTGTAGTCTGTAGCGGGTGGGAATCCTTCTGACTTGTCCCATATTGATTTATGTACAAACGTGTAACCACCGATTCCAACTGCACCTGTATCTTTTACATAGTGTAAGTTTGGGTGGTCTAATGCTTTTATGATTGGACTAAGAGCGTCTAATCTTGATGTATTGTTTAGATTTGCGTCATGGTTGCCAGGAATTACAATAGTTGGTAGTAAGTCTGATAACTTACATAAAAATTCCTGAGTCAAATCAACAACCTCAGGTGACATATCGGTTTTTGCGTGTACGATATCACCTGCTATATAAATGATGTCATTTTCCCTCATTGTGGATAAGATATATCCATAAAGGTTAGAAAATACCTCACGGTATTCTTTGTGTCGTTGAAGGTTCCTGATATGTACATCTGCGATGTGATATATCTTTCCGATATCGGATACACCGACATCGATATATTTTATTCTTCTCATACGTTAAATAGTTGATACTCCATTAACTTTTTTAAATCAAGTGGTGGTGTATCATAAATTTTTTGGTTTATACGTTCATATCCCATTTCAGATGGGTCTTCCTCACCTAAGTCCACTAAATGAGTCTCAATCCCGTAGGACATAAACTTCTTAGACAGACCTATTGCGTTAGATATAGCATCCGAATCTAATACAATATACAACTTTTTTACCGAATTTCCAATTATTTTCTTCTCTAATTTTGATTGTATACTTTTTCCAAACAATGGAACTGCGTTTCTTCGTATTGCTATAGCGTCAAATGCTCCTTCACATAAAACCAATGGTATATCCCAATTCACTAAAAGGTCAAACCCCACAATGTCTTTAGATACCTTTGGATTTTTGTGTTTGTATTTTGATTGGTAGAATGACCTACCAACAAAAAAGTTTAGTTTTCCATCATCGTCATAAGATGGTATAATAATTTTATCTTCATATTCTCCTGTTTCACAATATCCTATATTATATTTCACAATATCCTCAGGTCTAAGTCCACGTTTTAACAAGTAGTTAAGAGCGTGTTTGTACTTAAATGAGTTTGACTTTTTGTAAAGTGGTTTAAATTCCTTTGGAAGTTCAACTTGATTTACCTGTATCTGATTATCAGAATGAACATAACGGTTTATTCTACTGAATATACTATTGTATTCATCCCAAGTTTGTTTTGATACACGAAGTTTCTTAAAAAGGGTTTTTATTGTTCTTCCCTTTTCGTCAGATATCCAACAATGCCATGGATTCCTTCCATCAGAAGTAATTCTAATATTTACTTCTAACTTAGGTTTATAGTGGTCCACAAACGGGGAATAAAAGGCATAATTATCACCCGATGTTTTCTTGGATTTACCAAGAACAGACTCCAATAATTCAAGTAATCTATCTTCCATTTAGTATAAACTTACACTAATATACAAAATTATTTTGAATAATCAAAGAAATTTTCTGTTTGTTTTTCCTCAATCCATTCTTGGGGTATTTCTTTTTTAGCCCATTTGAAACCATTCTTCTCACACCATTCGGCGTAAGTGGTTTTAGAACCTTTGTATATTTTACCGTTTGGGGACTGTAAAACAAATCGTAAATCCATTTCAGGATTTTGTTCTCTAATGAGTAAATGTTTCTTTCTATCCTCAGGTAAAAACCAACCCTTTGATTCAATGTAGATACCATTGGGTAATCTAAAATCGGGTTTGTAAGTGTGGTGTGTTGCTGGTATTGTATATGATACTTCGTGTTGTTCATATTCACCATCTATTCCTTGTGCTTTGAGTTGTTCGTCTATACGAGTTTCCAACCCACTTTTGTGTCCCTTCATTTTTTGGATGTGGGACCAATTTCCTTTTTTATTCATAACTATTCAAAATCTAATCTAACGTCAACTGTTACATCAACATCTTGTCTCTTCTTCATGGGTGAACCCATTTTACCAACGGCGAGTAATTCACCATTGTCATTATATAATCCTATTTGTGTTACATATGGTCTGAAATCAGAACTTGTAACAAAGTTTCTTAAAGTTGGTTCGTTTTCATCTTGTGTTATTCTAAGAGTATTGTTTGATGATACATTAAACTCACCTCGTCCTATTTCACATAATATAGATTGTTGTTCTATTTGTTTAGTAGAATTATATGTAAATTCAAAACCTTTTCCTGTGTAGTTAAAATCACCATCACCTAAAAAACAATTTTGATATTTTGGTCTTGGGTCTGTTACTACTATTAATCCTTTTTGATAAAATGTATATCCAACATTTCTTGTTTGATATGCTGAACCACTAATAACATGATTGTTATTTAATGATGCTATATTATCACTCGATAGGTTTGTATTGTAAAATCTTATTTCATCAATCGAACCACTTGTACCTGTATCACCCATTCCATCGTGACACATTATAGTTACATCATCTTCATTACCTATCGGTCTCCTTACATGAGTTCCTACGTTACCACCAACTTGAGTTCCATCAAGATACCACTTCATGGTTCCACCACTCTGACCACCCGTATGATTTACAATAATATTATGCCAACTGTTATCATTAATTTTTGAAGAGGTTACTGTTAATGATTCTCTCTTATCTTCTCTACCGTCAAAGAACTGAAATTCTAATTTTCCATTCTTAGAACCTGCTGTCTGATTAAATACACTTATCTTAAATGGATAGTTAGGTGCTTCTCGTACCATAGTTGACCCAAACGTAGTTCCTTTTGATGTTGAACTTGGGTTATAGTCAAGATATGGATTATACTGTTGAGATGATTTTGCTAATATTGTATTCTTTGTGTGTCTTAACATAGACTGACTTGGTGGTAATTTAACCCATGCGGATATTGACCAATTTTGTGCTGAATTAAAGAAGTCTGTATTACTACCTGCTGCAGGTATGTAAAGTGATGATGATGTTTGTAAGAATCCACCATAACCACTTGCCGTTGCTTCACCTGTTGTATCTATTCCATTTACTATGGTTACATTTTTACATTGAAGATTATTACCAAATGGTCCTTCGTCTTTTTGAATTTTATAGATTGTATTGTGTGGATACTTATTAAATCCTAAATAGAATTTTAAATATCTATCGTCTACAAATTTAGTGTGGTCTATTGCTGTATCATATAAAACACCACAGTTATTATCAGATTTTGATTCACTTAAATGTAATGACGCAGAACCTGCTGCTCTTGAGAAATCTGAAATAGTTACTGACTCAGGTTTGATTCCTAAACCAAATTTATTTTGTGGTATCGAAACAATTGATGCTGTTGAATATAAATGTTTATCACCATAATCCTTAAAACATAGATTGTTAAGGGTACTCCACATAATTTTTTGTGGAACCTTATTTAAGTCTCTTGATATTGCACCTGAACCTGTTAGGATAGTATTATCGTATTCGATACCTTGGTGTTTTGATTTAGAAACTTCTAACTTAGTATTAAATGGGGATATTGCTCTAAACGTAGATATCTCGAATGATGACGAATAGTTTACATCCGTCACCTCATATCTCTTATGAGCTTTGTAGGGACGTGTGGTTATTCCCTGATTGAATATCCTTTTGAATACTTTTGCCATACTTCATCACTAATTCTTAGAAATCTAATTTAACCTTAACTAATACTTCGTTTTGGAATGATTTCAAAATTGGTTTAGAAAGTTTAGCGATTGCGAGTAATTCATTATCATTGTTATATAACCCAACATTCGTAATGTAAGTTTTTGGGTCACCAACGAAAGTTGATTGATTCAATCTACCCTCTGAACCTGAAATATAAGTCGGGTTGTTACTAAAGTTATATTCACCATTCTTAGCTCTAACAAAGTAGAAAGTTGATTTAACTTCTTCTTCGTTTCTTGCTTGGAATCCGTCTGATGTAGACTCGTATGCTGAACCACTAATTGCTTCAAACAACCTATTATGGTTTTGATTATCTGCTACAGTTCTTACAGTTCCTAAAGATGCTGAATCATCAAGTGCTGCTGCACCTAATATGATTATACCATGTTGTGGATAAACTTCACCAAATATTTCAGTTGAGTTTTGAACACCACCTACAAGAGAACCTGATACAACATTGTATTTAGTTTGTCTTGCATTACCTGCTTGATTCGTGTCACCACTATCATCAATCAATCTAAGTGTTTCACCACCTGAACCTGAAAGAACTAATTCCCAATTGCCAGGGTCTAATCTATCTTTTAATCTAGCTCTGTTAATTGCTATTGCGTAAATATCATCTTGGTTTCTATCTTGCCATTTGAAAAACTTTTGGTTAGACGGTAACAAGACTTGTTGCATTTGTGAGTATATTGCGGATGAAGGTGAATCTTCATTTGTTCCTGCTGAACCACTACCTGCGTAGTGTCCGTATGCTACTGAGAACTGAGGTTCGTTTGTAGATACACTTGGAAGTCCATTGTATATCTCATAGTAATATGCTTTTTGAGTATTTGATAAGAACGATGATGTATGGAATACAGTTAACTCACCACTTCCACCTGACCATAGTCCTCTTGTTACTCTCTTAGTACCACCTTCTACTACATCTTCAGTAGTAAATGCGGTATAAACTTTTCCACTACCATAATCATATGCTCCTGCTGGAACGATTGGTGTGTCATTTGTTGCGACATCATCATTTAGTATGACATCGATTGACCTTACTCCACCACCTGCTCCTGAACCACCACTTGAAGGTGGTGTTAGTATAGATGGTCTTGGTGTAACGGTTGGTGTTACATTTGATGCACCACCACCATTTTGAAGGTTTTGTGATAATACATTATTTTGATTCATGTTTCGAGGTCCAATCATTCCTAAGTTAGGTCCACCTATTCCACCGAAACCACCAGCGTATGGGTTCCCACCACCAAAGAAACCACCACCCCCACCAAGAGGGTTAGCGCCACCGAATCCGAAGTTGTTTAAAAATGCCATAGTCTATCTCTCCTTATTCGTTTACTTTAGGTGTTACCGTCACATCTATTTCCGCTCTACCACCTGTTTCATTACCAATAACAATAATTCTTGTATTAGTTTGTTGATTAGTTGGTAAGTTGTTTGTTGGAGTAAATATGAATGAATTAAGTCCCGTTACTGCTAATGCTTGATTAGTAGCATATGAATTAATATTAATAATAGGTGAAGTCGTTCCTGGCACTCCTGCGTTACCTGCTACTGAACCTACATCACTATTAAGTAATATTGCTGTATATCCTAAGTTTTCATTACCACCATTTTTGGTAGTTACGTTTATAGTACTTGCTGTTCCTTCTTCTGCTGAAGAGATAGAAGTTATTGATAGTTCTATAAATGGTAACTTTACCGTTGATTTCGGTAATGATAATAATTTGTATTTCATTAAATATGAATCGTCAGTAATCGCCTCCAAGATTGGCATATTTTCAATAACGATTCCGTAGAAATCACTTCCCAATGAGTGAGCAGGATTCCAAAGGTCGTAATCGACTTCGTCATCCGCTAATGCGAATTGGGTAATTGAAAATTTGTCTCTACCTTCCGCGAGTAATTCTCTTCCCCTCTTGGTAAGGATAGCGTCTACTGTTACAGATGAATTGTCTAAAAATCCCATAGTTGTTTTCCTCTTTTACTTATATAAATATAGTTTTTTTTATTTTTAAATCATTTTTTTGTTTTTAAGTACCTCTGTTTGTAAAGATACCCCCTCTTTGGTTCTTTCTTCTGTTTTGATTTATATCAGAAGATGACCCTCTTGAAGTGTTTAATGCTCCAAAAGTTGCTGTATTACTTCTTGATGAACGTGGTCCTACTCCAAATCCTACATTGGATACATTTCCACCCATAGTGTTAGAACCTAATCCACCACTTCTGTACTGTCTTCTCATTTGTTTTCTTACAGCGTTATTTAATACACTATTTGTTGCGTCAACATTTAATGTAACATTCTTTCTTGTATTTCCAATAGATGGTATAAAATCAAATGAAATTGTTTTATCACCACCTGCTATTCTACCTATTGGTCTCTTTCTTGTTCGAGGTAATAATGGTAGTGCTGGTGGATTTCTAAACAAGTCGTCTTCTATTTGTTTATCTACACCTTTTGAAACTGAAGTATTTGGTGCTTCATTCTTATCGATATATTTTTGAACTGATAATAAATCTTCGGATGGAATGATACCAATAACTTTAGGGTCTTTACCCCCTGACTCAAGGTCAATATCTTTTGTAGTGTTCATTACTAACTTAGTATCGTTAACAATACTAACTTCAATTACAGGAGTATTGTCAGGCGTATCAGGTGAATTTGCTGTTAAAGATGTACTTGATATACTACAACCATTGTAATATAAATTAAGTAAACCACCTGTTAGTCTATCATCCTGAACTCTTGCAAAGTGGAATGATGCGGAACTTGCGAACTCAGGACCTTTTGATGCACTTATATCATTTGAATAAAAATACTTTGGTTCTAATGCTGTCTTTGAAAGTCTTGCGTCTAATATAGTAGAACCTGTTGGTGAATATTCCCAATATGGATTTGTATCTGTAAAATAATCACCCGAAGAACTAAGTCTTTGAATATCTGTGTATTTGTAAACAGACGGTTTAAATGCGTCTTTTGTTATACTACTTGTATAAGTTAAGTAAGAACCTGATATTATATTTAAAGTTGCTATTCCACTACTCTCATATTGATTTTGTGTAAATGATATCCCTTGTGGTCTTAAATAATTATTTCTTTCAAAAATGTGTGGTTCAATTAAAATACCTTTATGCCAATCAGCTCTTGCTGGAACTAATTGTTTCATTGAATCAAAGATAGACATATCGTATCTTGATAACATATCTAATTGAATCTGAAGTGCTGTTCTTCCTGTATATTTTTGGAAATAGTTTCTTGCTCTAAAATCTAATAAATCATATCCGTCATTATTTCTAACATCAGTATCACCAACCAAATCACCTGCGTCAAAGTAACCTTCAGACGCGTAGATATCAAAGTTAATTGTATCTGTTGTAGAGAAGTAAGTTCCTAATAAATTAGAATCAAGAGGTGCTTCATCGTATTGACTAATTTCATTTGACCTATCAAACTGTAATGGTCCTCTTAAAGATGAAGATTCTATTCTTACTTTTTTATTTGTTAAGTTTAATGCCCCAACAGATGGAATAGAAACAAACTGAGTATCTACTTCACCTGACAATCTTGCTGGGTCTGCTCTGTTAGTTCTGTCAAAAGATGCTGATAATATAAGACCCGTTGCTGATGCGGTAAACTGTTGATTAGGATGTCTTGATAATATAGAACCACTAATATTATTGTATGTACTATCAGGGAAAATTCTATATAGAAGATTCTCATATGATGTATCGATATCTAAATCAGTTGTATTATCATCAGAATAATATGCGTCAGTATTTGCTGCATGACCAAGTATGACTTCATTTGATAACTGTTTCTTGTAGTATCTTACCTCTTGAACACTTGACGTAGTATCACTTCCTACATTAACATAAGGTATCGCGAGACCATATGCGCCTCCACCTACACCACTCCAACAGTGGTCAAGACTACCCGTAGTCCAAGATGCGGTTGGGTTTGCTAATGTGAATCCAAAATCGTCAACCCATGCTGAGTTAAGTGTATATCCACCTGACCCTGATGATATTGCTACTACAACATTTCTTTCTTGTTTGTAAGGAACATATGGAGTTGTTGCTACAGTCTCTAAATTATTCTCTTTAACAACCCATCTTGCTTTTCCTGTTAATTGGTTGTATTCCCACATTAAATCATAAACTTTTGCAGTGCCAGAGAAATTTGGATGTCTCATGATTGTATGATTACCCTGTGGTAGTTTTGCTATTATTTCAATAGTCTTCGGTCTACTACCATTGATAACATCCCAAGGGTGTTCTCCATTTGTTAACCCATCTAATTGTAGTTTGTAGATATATCTTTCGTGTTCGTATATCTCTTTAGTGTCTTTTATTCTTGGTCCACCGTATTCTCTAATCTTTAAAAATGCACTTGGAATACCATAAGAAGATATCAATGTTTTAAATGAACGTGCTGTACCTTTACTTTTGTATATTCCCGGCACATTGTTTAATAATCTTCTCCAAGTTTCGTGTACAATCTCTTTTGTTGGTTTAGAATATAATGAACCTGATTGTATTGGATTACCTTCTTGACTAACTCCAAATTCATATGTCCACAATGAAGTATCAGAGTATCCGTTAAATAGTTTCCAACCGAAAGAATTTGCAATAACCTCTATTAGGTCTTGTGCCATACCATCTTTAGGATGTTCTTCTCTGTCATTGATTTGTGTAATTTCCTGAATGTAGTTGTAGAATATATCAAAATGCTGACCTAACATTTTTACAAACTCAACATACTCTTCATTCTTTTCATCAAACGCTAAATTCGAAGGAATCATTTCTGTTAACTTACTATCGTTAAATGCGTCGTATGTTCTTGCAGTCTCAATTGTATTGTTAAACCAATTAGTACCTTGTGATGATGTCAAATCATACAATGTATGTGGATTCTTTAATTCTTTTGGATATGGGTCTATTCTATATTCAGAAGAACTAAAGTGTGTGTATAGCGATGATTCATGATTGTAATATAACCAATACTCAAAATCATCAAACCCACCAATTAACGCGTCTCTTCTGTTTGTTGACGCCGAAATATTTGTTATTGCTTCAGAACCACTTACTCCTGTTAAAGTTGTAATTCTTGCATTATATCCTTCTACAAGTTGTAGTTTATATTTAAAGTTTCTGACTCTTTCTTCTGCAGATGAGAAGTGTATATAGTTTTGTAAATCAGAATAATCTATATTTAGTTTTACGTTTCCAAGTGAACCACTGAAAAACTTATCTACAATCTGTTGTTTTGTTGGAAGACCTGCGTCTAATAAAGAATCCCAAGATTCAAACTCTCCTGCTGCTCCTTTGTTTTCACCCAAGTCAATATTAAAGTTTGGATTTGAAAAGAACGGAATTTGATTAGGGTCTTCAAGTGCTTCATATAGAATTATGTTTTCGACATATGGTTTGTGTAACTCTAATGATATTTCAAGTGAATCGTTAACGTTTACAGTAGATGGTAATTCTTGATTTAATTTAACAATTACCTCATTTACTGTATTTAGATTCAGGTCCATCGCATTGTAGTTAACCTCTAATGAGTTTATGTTAACTGTTGTATACGTTGGTTCTAACATTGCGTTTCTTGTCGAAGCGTCTACATCTGATGGAAGTTCCTCGGGTGTGGTATATACTTCATTTTTTCTTAACCAACTTAGTGACGTGTCTGCATTTCTTCTAAGTTTAAATCTATCAAAAATACCTGTTAATCTATATTTTGTTATAGGGAAGAAACTAACACCACCTTGAATAGTGTCATCTAAGTCTATTTCTGCGAATGTAACAAATGGAGTTGTGTTGTCATCTCCAAATCCACCTTCTAACGGACCTTGTGTTACGGGAACAAATATTGTATTTCTATTATTATCTTGTACTGATGCGTCACCTACAGGGAATGGTAGTATAGCACCATACTGTCCACCACGTTGTCCCATAAATGCGGCATTTACAATTGGATATAGTTGGTTACCACCGAAGTTTAATTGAGCAGGTAAAAATGTATCATCACCTGAAAATGTATTTCCTACAAGATTATTTGGTCTACTATAAAGTTGATATAGATTTGTAAGTCCATTTATATTATTTGATTGAATCTTAACTTCTTTTCTGTTTGGTGAAATTTCTGTTATTTTCAATCCTGATGCTGCTTGGTGTAAAAAGTTGTATACTAACTTGTATGTTCCACTCGTATAACCTGCCTCTCTTATGTCCTGACCAGGCCTTACAAAAATAGTTTTACTACCTGCGTCACCAACTATTGTAATTGGTGAATTAGTTTTACCACCTAAGTATGCTCCTTGTGGTGTGTAGTAGTGAACTTCCAAACTTGGACTTGTAATCCCATCAATACCTGTTACGTCCTCACTGTCTAATTGAGGATATGTTGCTCCTTCTGAAATTAGAGCAAGGTCTTGAGATGTAAACACGTCACCAAAGGCAGGTTGTTTACTTTCTATCTCTTCTATATTTGTAAATCTATTTAAAGGCATTCTTCAAGTCCAAATATTTTCCTGTATAAGTTTTTTCTCTCATACGTTTATTTACTTTAGATGTTGTCATGTAATCATATCCTGTTACTTCATACAGACCATCTATAATCTCTTTACAATTCATTGATTTTGGTAAAAATCTTTTTTCTAAAGTTTGACCATTAACTGTCTTGATACTATAGTTGTGGTTTTTAATTCTTGTAAACTTACTTAACTTAGAAGGTCTTTGACACTTCTTTCTAATACCAAGATGTTCAGTCCAAAGAGTTTCACAACTCCACTTTATATCTATAAACATTTTAGATTCAAATCCTAATATCATTGCTGTATCTAAAATATGTTTTAATTTTGTATGGTCTTTTACTTCGTTTCTAAGTACAACATCAACATCCATTGTTGGAATACTTGCTCCATAAATATTTTCTGCGAATGAACCAACTAAATATACTCTATAGTCTGATAGGTCAACACTTCTGTTGAATCTATTCCACCAACCTCTAAACGTATCAAACCTTGGTTGTTCCCAAGGTGTGAAAGTTTTTATATTTCCAATTGTAAATTCAAACATATTATTCTCATTTATAGTTGGTTAATGTTAAAGTTTAATCCTGGCCCAAACGAATCTGCATTAAAACCATAAGAGTCATATCCACCGACTCCAATCGGACTTCCATCACCACCACCGTTTATCAACCCACCTGTAGTTCCTGCGGTACCGAATGCTGCTTGCCCTGAAGATGGAAGGGATGGTAGATTTGGTGTCGTTACACCTGCTGGATTGAATCCACTTGTTACTACTTGGTCACCTGCTATTGTACCCGCTATGGATGTTCTTACGTTTACATTACTTCGTACATTAATACTATTAAATCTTAATTCACTTATTGAAGAGTCAAGACCTTCCAATACTCGAGTTAGACTAAATCTTTCAGGAGTAGTACCCGTTCCTTCTTGACCTTCTATATAAACTTTACTATAGTTTGGAAGTGCGGTTCCCGGCGGTACAGAATCAGGTGAAGGGATTTCATAGGACACGACTTGTCCTCTGACATTTCTTTTCAGTTCTCTATCACCTTGTACTCCAACTATTGTTGGTGTTGTTGTTTGTTCGCTCATTATCTAACTACCTTAAAGTAAAAGTTGTCATCGTAGTATCTAATGTTACCACCTTGGTCAACTCTAAAACAAAATTTGTAAAATCTTTCGGGTTGTAATCCGTTGAACCAAAAATTAAAGTAATTACCACTACTATCACAACTTAACTTTGTGTAGTTAGTATCGAATGGAACAATCACTTGTTCCGTGTCTGCGTCAACTACTGAGTAATATGAAGTTGAAGGTAAATACTTTACCGTTTTCAATGGACTTGTAGAGAAACTTCTATTAGGATATCTTTCTCTACCGAATACTCTTATTTTTCCTTTTGACGATTCTTTGTATTCAGTTTGTAAATTTTTAACGTAAATGATTAAATCGTCACCACTTAATGCCTCTAATGACCCTGTATCAAATGAAGAGTCATCCCACCTTGCTTCTAATACAGGTGGATATATTGTATGTGTATCAGTTGAGAAGAATTTAATCTTACCGAAGTTGATTGTTGAGTTCTCATCTGTTTTAGATTTCTTAATTATGAATCCGTTATTTGTTCTTGTTCCGTCAATCCATTCTGATACATAGTCGGTTACTTCGACATCGATGTTATCAGTATTTCTATTAAAAGATTGATAGTAATGCTTTCCACTTCCAAATGAAGAAGTAAACCATGTACCACCCCCTGATGTTTTATTAAAATGTGCTTCATAGTCGTTATCATTAAATCTTGCACTTGTTGTATCATGGTCAAATGATTTTATTAAGAAGTTATCTAACGATGCACTTGCTTGTAAATCACTACCACTTGCGTAATAAGACCATCGGAAGTTGTGTTGTCCTGATTCTCTTGCTTGGAATATAATTCTTTGAGTCATACTTGACGTTATATATCTTGTATAACCTGTAAAGTCATTTATGTCTACTAATCTACCCGTTGGTGTTTGTACTGTAAACTCAACTCCTAATGGAGTGTTATCACCATATGTATCAGGGAAGTTTCCTGGCACTATATCAAAACTCGCTGTATAGTTTGCGTTTTCTTGTAGACTAAACTTTCTGTTTAATGTTGCTCCACCAAACTTTGATGATGTCATGGTCAATGTATTATTCAATACTTCTGCTGAACCTGTGATACCATCTAAGTTTTCAATCCCCTCATTTACTATGTAACTTGAAGGTAGGTCAGTTAGGTTTGATGCGAATTGGTCAAACACCAAAGTGTTAGGGTCTGTTGTTGTAAAGAAGAAAAAGTTATCTATGTTTCCTTCTGACCCGTTTGAACCGTCATCGTCAAAATATGTAAACTGAAACTTATGAACTCCTGGCATACTTGCCGTAAATGCCATTTTATATGTTGCTGTTGATACTAATGATTCTTGGAACCCAACAATGTCTGAGTTTAATAGAGACCCACTTGGATTGATTACATTGAAATCAACTCCTGATAATGATTCTCTGTTAAAATCAAACTGAATATTGTATACTGACCCCGAGTCTAATGAAGATGATAAGTTTGCTGTACCACCACTAAATTCTGATGCTGACATAATCAATCTACCACCTGATACAAATAGTAATGGGTCATCTCCATTTGAACCTTTTATCTTGTCAACTAATTCAAAGTTACCAAGACTTCCTGCGAAGTTGTAATATGCGTTTAATGAGTTTAGTGTATCTACATCTACTGCTTTTCCTACTGTAGAGTTATCTACATCCCATCTTGAACCACTGATTCTAAACACCCAATTTGATGCGTGTTCACTCTTTGGTGAATCATTAAACTGACCAAGTCCTTCATTCCATGATTCTTTTAGTGGGTATACGAATAAATCAAAGTCGTCTTGTAGTTCCGAACTTTCTATATTTTCTAATCTTAATCTATATTGAGGTGACGTGATTGTTCCGTCTGCTACAGAGGATGATATTGGTGTCAAATCGAAACCAAGAAGTATTCTACTGTTTCCAACAAATGTTATGTTGTCATCACCATAGAACTTACCTACTTCGAGAATTTGGTCTTTACCTGTATTCTGAAGTTTTAGGTTGTCCTTCTCGTAGATAGTGTTGTCTTTATTTGGGTATATTCTATATATCATTTTTCACCTCTTAAAATAATGGTACCACTCTACCTCTAATGTCTGTATCAGGATATTTAACCTCAAATATAGACGGGTCTTTAGGTGGATAGATTACACCATTTCTCGTTGCGTATTTCATGTCGTATCTTCTCGGTGAGTAGGTTCCACCGTACTTGTTGGAAATTTGTAATCCACCAAGTCCGTCCTTATCAGGTCTTACAACACTTTGTACACCGTCCACGTCATCTAACATGACATATACATCCGACAATAATATCGGTTGATTTATTTGTTGATTGTCTACTTTGAAATAATCTCTTAATTTACTTATACATTTTAAAAGTATTTCATTTGAATTGTAATTTGGTTTTACTACTATCTCGAAATCGATTCCTATATTTACAATGTATGCGTTTTTGATATTAATCGCATCTGTAAGTATTCTATAGAACGATAAATAATTCGCAAGGTTTTGTTTTGTTGCGGTATTTAGTTCTGTAATTTTTTTATTTGCATCATATCCTAATACATAGAAGTTTAGACCAAGTGGATTTGGTATTGGTTTTCCTGCGTCATCTAATATTGTTTGTATTTGGAAATCAGGAGCGACAAATGCTTTTGCTACCGAACCAAATTGTGGTGGCATTGCATAAGTTCTAACTACATAGTCTTCTCTTGTTACTGACCTGTTTTGTGCTCCAAAGTATGCTTTTGCATTTTCTCTTACTTCTTCAACTGTCTCTTCGAACTTACCACCAACTGCCGCTGCTTCGTTATTCATTGCAATTGAGTTTCTTGATTGGTTGAATAGTGCTGTATCGAGACCTAAGTTTGATGTTTCAATCTCAACGTTCGCAATTTGATTTAAGTCATTACTTGGAACGTTATCAGATACACCTTTACTTACTCGATATCTAACTGTTAGTGTTTGGTTAGCAGGAGCCACTCCATATGTTTTAGAATACAGAAAGTTCGATGGGTCTAAACCTTGATTTAGGTTACCACTCGCATTATATAATGCAGACCCAACGTTGTCAGGGTTTGGAAGTAGTTCTTCGTCTGCGTTTGCAGATATACCTGCTCCAAACTGAATATGTATTTCACCTTCATCTGATACTCTTGTAATATATCTCTTCGGTACTTTTTTTAATTTTAGTAACGAAGGTGTATCAGAACTATATGCTGAATACTCTAATGAGTACTCTTCAGTGTTTGGAGTTTCTTCGAATACGGTGTCTTGACCAAGGTAATCTACCTTTGTCCAATCTTCACCGTCATCATCGGATATTTTGATTACATCTATAAGACCGTCTTCGTCTTGTAATCTAATTTTGTCATATATCTTTGGGGCGCCAAATGTAAAAGTTTGTGTCTTTTCTTTACCACTTGTTGCTTTTACATACTTCTTTAAAAGATATTTAATTGGTTCGTTGTTGTTATCGTTAATCTGATAAACGGAAACTTCAGTAGGGTCGAATGAAGATGAGTAATTAAATCTAACTTTTTGATTTGTACTAAATTCAACTTCACCGTTTGATTCTGCTGTTACAGTCGCTCCCTCTTTGATTGTAAGTGCATATCTCCAATCGGGTCTTACACTATCACCACTACCTATTGATGGTACGATTTGGAAAACACTTAGTGTTGTTGTAGCAGGAACATTTAGTTTTGGTTTATATCCTACTGCTTGTGCAATCGTAAATATATTTTTCTTTTCCTGTGCTTCTTCTAATAAAGATTCTCTTAACTGAACATCAGTATAATAAGAAAGTACATCACCAACATATGACGCAAGTTCCAATATCATCATCCCCGGCGATGATTCGTTGAAATCATTATATGTTTGAGGGAAGTAAGTTTTTGTGAAGTCAACAAGATTATTTCTTATTTCTCCAAAATCTCTTCCTAAAAGTTTTACTTCCTTTTTTATTTTGTCTGCCATATTCTAACCCTATGCGATTGAAAGACTACCCTGTTCGTCTACGTTTAATATAATTATCTGATTTGCTCCACTTTCTCCTACAGAAAACGAAAAAGAAATATTAATTCTGTTCTCATTGGGTAAATCATCTACTATAATCTCTTTCATTTGAATGTAGGGTAACCAAAATTCTATATCCTTTTGTAACCCTGCTCTCAGGTTGTCAAGTAATTTTTTTGTTATGTTCTCAAACAAGAAAGATGGGACATCGGTTCCAAATAATGGTTGAAACGGTCTTTCCCCTTTTCTTGTTAATAATAAGTTTTTTAAGTTGGATATTGCCTGTTCTTCTGTCGTGAATGTAGTAGCAAAAATAGGTACACCACCTAATGGTAGTGGGATACCCACACCTACATTTTTCTGTAGGTCTAATGGATGATACTTTTTCTCTTCACGTTTTCTTGACATTATACTCTACCCTTCTTTGTATCTATTGCTTTCATTAACTGAGAATAGTCTCTTGTTAATGCTTGACCAACACCTGAGTTCATCACTGCGTTTACATCAACTTCTCTACCATCAGAATCAGTCTGTGGTATCATTGATTGTTGTGTTGGTTGGTTACTAAGACCCATCATCGATGCCATGGTTTGTCTGTCCATACCTTGAGCGTGTTGTGATGTCAAGGTTTGTCCACCCATAGTATCCCAAGTGTCTACTGTTTCATTTAACAAGTCAGAAAACTTGTTACTCTTAAACTTGACTTTTGGTTTTTTACTTTGAGTTTTAGTTTGAGGCGTACTCATCTCTTTAATAACAGATTCTCTGATAGTTGTTTTTTGTTTTTCAACTTCCTTACGAACCTCTTCTTTTATCAAGAGTTTTAACGCTTTTACAAATTTATTAGTGTCCATAATTGTATTTGTTTTTATATAAATATGTTTAACATAAATTATTATTACGACCAAGGTGAAACTACTGTACCAATTGTGTATGTTCCTGTTCTCATATACACGTCAACAGCAGTTGAAAACTTAGTTGCAAATATTTGTCTTGAATTTGGTATTGGACTCACGGGAGTCCCCCAAATAGTTAATAATGTTATCTTTAACGCTGCTAATCCTGCTGGTGGAGTCGCTGCTGTTGCTCCTGCTGCTATCATCCCCGCGGGGAATTGAGCAGTATATGCTGCTAACCAATCTGCAAACATTAACATAAATTTACCATTTGGTGCACTTGGTATTGCACTTGTAGCAAGATTTGCTTTGAATGATTGGTCCATTGGTGATTTACCATTGACTGCATATATTATTGGATTAGAATAGGAAATAATTGCCTCACCGATTGTTTCTGCTGCGGATTCATATGTGGTTCCATCATCCACCGCATCAAAAATACTTAATATATCGTTTTTTAAATTTGCTTTTATTAAAGGCATTGTAACTTCCTATTGACTAATCTTACTCTTCAGTGCTGCTACTTTAGATACTGCAGGTGCTAACGGACCTGTAGGACCTACGGGTGTAGGATACTTTCCTTCTGCAATTATTTTTAATATCTCTAATAAGTCATCTAAGTATTCATTTAGTAACAACTTATATCCACTTGTACTAATAGCAAGATTATCTTTAGATGATAATATAATTGATTCATCTCTTGCGTTCAAATGGATTCTACCTGAATTCATGAAGATACCTTTATCACTATATCCACTTGTCGCAGATATTGGTGGTAAAGAATTTGGTGTTGATAATTTTACAGTTTGTCCCGATGTTAAATAAATTGACGAATCATCTTTATCAACATCTTCAATAACAAATTTATTCCAACCACCTTCTTCTTGATGGTTTCTAATTATTGTTATTGGTTTAGTTGGGTCACCACTCCAACTTGGGTCTTTTGATGTACCTGCTCCTGATGGTGTGTGACCAAGTCTTATTGATTGACCATACCTACCTTCTATCAAAACATCACCACTAAATGGTTGAAGTCCTGATAAGTCTTTTACTTCATCAAAACCTGCTTGAAATTCAAAATCTTTTTCGTTATTGGATTCAGGATTACCTGCTGCTGCTTCGGAGTAACCACCCGAACCACCTTTACCTTTTGATGCGGTTATTGACTTTGGTAGTACGTTGTGGTTTATATTGTGTTGTAGTGAATTACTTGTAATATAAAAATATCGTCTTCCACCACCACTCGTTTTACTATCTGAACTTTTACCTTTTACTAAATAAACAAGTTCACCTACTACGGGAACTCTTTTGATATTTACGTCAAGTGGGTATACGATTTCTGTAGTTAGTGAAGACCCTGTCGAGGTTTTTATGGCTACTTCTATTCCATGTAGTTGGTCACCATCACTGTCTACTAACTCTATCTTTGTTACAAGTCCATAAAGATTACTCATCTTCGTCTCCTTTGACAGGTAGGTCCTTTTCTACCTCGTCTATGGCATCCATTAGTTGTCGTTTCTCTTCGTCACTTAATAATAGACCACCACCTTCATTGTTGTTATCTTTCATTAATCTTTGTACGATTGCTGCTAACTTAATTAATGCGTCATCGTTCTTTACAGATATTTCAAGATATTCTTTTATTAAAGGAACAACTACTGAAGCATCATTTAGGTTCTTGACCATTGGTTCAAGTTGTGCAATCAGTAGTTTTATTTGTCGGTCTTTCTTTTTTTGATTTGAATAAATGTCTGACATCAAATCTTGGAATGACCGTCCTTTAAAAATTTCGTCTTCTATATTCATTAGATAAACTCCTCTATTCTATGATTGAGTCTGAGGTTTCCTACGTTCAGATAATCAATGTATAGTTCTTTGTATACTAACTTTAGTTTTCCAATTACTTTTGTTATATATTGAGTTTGAACTCCTGTCCTCTCTCTAATAAGTATGTAAAGAGCCTTTTTGTTGTAGGAATATAAATCCTTTCGTGTTCTAAATAACTCATTTACTGAATCAGCAATCTTTTGGTCTCTTGGTTTATCAAACATCTTGTAAAGATTTGCGTCAATATATCTAACATAGAAATCAAAAAAGTCTGCCATACTATCTTTTAGATTTTGGTCATAAACTTCATTTGTTATATTTCTTGAAGTGTCAATATACTTTACCTCAGTCTTCTGTTTCATTCTTTGGTAGTTCTGATTGTTCTCGTTAAACAGGTAGTTTCTAGCTACAACTGTAAAGTATGAGAACGCTCTACCATTCGTTCCATTAAACTTGTCTATCTTTTGATTTAGAAACGCGACTACATTTGCTTTTACGTCATCATATGGTACGTCAAAGTAATAAGTCTTGTATGTGTGAATTACATTTTCAGATAGTTTATCGAATGGATAATGAATAAATCTATTGTAGATTTTATTCTTTAACTTGTCATCGTCAGAATTATTATACGCGTTTATTGCGATTTCTGTTATCTTTGTAAAATATCTTTTACTCCTCTTCCTTCGTTTCCTCGGCATAATACGTTTCTAATTTTTCAATGACTTCGTATAACTCTTTAAATACTGTTCCTGTCTCATCGTCTGCTTCAAACGCACCTTTTGTATCTAAGTCTTTCATTTTTTTCATAGAATTATCAATTCTACTCGCTATGTTTGCTATCATCTCTTCCTGTTCTTCAATTACATCTTCAGTTGCTTCATTCTTTCTAAGAAGGTTCCAAGTTGTAAATCCTAATACAACGGTTGATACTGATAGTACACTGATTACTATTATTTCTGTCATAATGTTTGTTAATCTTCTACTATATCTTTAAACGCATCAAATACATTTACTTTACTTTCTGTACTTGTAAATGCGTTACTTAACTTAGATTGGGTTGACGGTCTTCCATTTGGATTACGAGTTCCCTTTGATTTGTCAGAACTTTTTTTCCATCTTTGTAATTCATACTTTGCTGCCATCATATCTGCTTGATGTAGAATATGTGGTAACATTGTTTTAAGAGCTTTGTCTTTATTAAACTGTCTCAAGTATTCTTTACTTGAATCGTCATAAACCCCATCTGTTAACCTAATACCTAAGAATTCTTCTTCAGTTAATTTTATTCCAAAGTGTATAAGGTGAAAGAAAGTTCTATCGTGTGTATCCATATAATGGATATTTGGATTTAACTTATACATTTTACCTTGATTCTTTCTATGCCATTCTGAATCATTTTTTAGATAATGGTCTGCGTCAACAGAACCTAACTTACCTAAGTCATGATGTATCGCTGAAAAGATTACTGATTCTTTAGATATTTCACCTTCCTCAATCATACCTAATTCCAAATACATATCATATAACTTAAGTGCGTTTCTTGTCACTCTAAGTACATGGTCTATGTATCCGCCAGGAAATGAATTGTGAAAGTGTTCAAATGATGACGCGGGTGTGTAGATAATTCTATCTTCAAAGTGGTCATACATTTTATTTAATTTTTCTAATCTTTCACCTGTAAAGGATTTGTTGATTAGTTTTCGGAACTTTTCATAATTACTTTTAAGTTCCTCTGCTGTAAAGAAATTTGTCATTTTATATTATTTTATCTATTATTCCTAATTCAAGTGCTTTGTCAGAAGACATGAAGTAATCTGTTGAAGAAATATTTTCCCAATACTCTTGGTCCTTCTTACTGTGTTCTGCCATCAACACGTTACACTCTTTCTCTAACTCCTCACTAAATTTAGCGTTAGATTTAACATCACTCAACTTACCTACTACTATTGTAGACAATTGGTGTACCATAATCTTAGAGTGTTTAGAAACCATTCGGGTTCCTGTCGCACAAGTCAACAAGAGTGCTGCTGCTGACATTGCTCCACCTCTTACTATTACATTAAACTTGACACCATACTTTTCTTGAGACTTCATAAAATCAATCAATCCAAGAGTTTCTATAACATCACCACCTGGCGAATTCAATAAGATATTAAATGTCTTAATGTCTTCACCTGCTAAGTTGTTTAGTAATCTTGTTTTTGCTATGATATCAAATGTAAGTCCTGATTGTATTTCACCTTCAATGATAATCACGTTATCTTTAGTGTCAATACCATAATCAAACTGTCTGAAGTATTTTCTATCCAAATCATTCTCCGTTGATTCTGATTTCTGTATTCTCTCTGCCGTGTCTAACTCTTTTTCTAAGTCTTCGTTAAACTCCTCGCCGTATAGTGTTTCACTCATAGTTTAATTTAATTTGTTACTAATATACAAATAATTTTTGTAATTACCAAATGTTTTATTGAGTTTATAGTTTTCTTCCGTAAACGTGTTTTGGTACGGGTTTAGGTTTGGTTTCTTTAGCTACCTGTTCTTCACCATATAAGATTCTTTTATTTTCTTCAGGTGGTTCAACTCCTCTTGCTTCATCGGGTAGTTTAAATCCTCTTACTCTGTCTTCATCTTTATCTTGTGGGACTTCCAAAACTTCTTCCACATCTTCCTCTTCCTTTGTCTCTCCATCTGTTCCCGATGATTCTTCGAGTTCAGATACTTCGTCCCCATCGTTCTCAGACAAAACAGGAGTGACATTATCGATACTGCTATCATCGATATTATTACTGCTGTTGCTATCATCATGAATATGTCTGTGGTTTCCATTCTTATTCCTTCCAATTAATTTATTTAATGCAATTACCATAGCTATTGCTAATGGGTCAAATACAAATACTATCAACAGGGTAAACCAATTTACAATTACATTCATTGGTTTCTCAGTTAACTCTGCCATATATCTCAATGGTCCTATTTCTGCTGCAACTTCATTGTTTGATTCAATATCTAATACTTGTAATTCAAGTTTTGTAATTGAGTCAGTCAATTGTTCAAGTTTGACATTTATCTTTTCTCTTGATTCAACTGCGGTTTCTAATTCTCTTGTTAACAATTTTCTTGTTGAGGAAGATTGAGTTGTAATTATTCTACCTAAAGTATCTGTATATTGTATCTTGTTGTTAGAAATACCATTTCTTAAATCAAGGATAGATTCTGTTAGGTTACTTTTTTCTATATTGTAATAATCAAGTTGTTCTTGAAATCGGTCTTTTTTTAACTCGATTACTTTGACCTGTTTTTCTACTACACCTAATTGGTCTGCAGTTGTTTGATATGCTGATGTTAAGAATCCGTAGATACCTAATGATGTAATCACCATTAATATAACAACAGCAAGTGATAGATACCATTTCATCCAACCTGCGGTTTTCCAATTGTTATGTAGGTATGAAGCAGTCACAAGTTTTGCAACTTCTAATGCTGCTGCCATAATAATGACTTCAAACCTTGCACCTGCGAATAAAGAACTTAATCCAAATACCGAATAATATGCTGCTGCACCTGCTACTGAGAAGGTACTTAAAATCATCAATAAGATAAAACCATTTGACCTGTTAAAAATATTTTTCATTTTTTTTCCTAAAAATTGGTTTTATTAACTTTAAAAATTGTACTTATACTAAAACACTTAAGTTCTTAAGTATACTTAAAAGCTTAGTTAACTTAGTGTTATTCTGTAGTATAAATATCAATAAGAAAATTAATTAAATAAATAAAACCAAGCTATCCCCCAACTATGCCCTTTTAGTGTCCACCAAAAATGGAAAGATATTTCTGAACAGTTAGTTCTTTTTTCTTAGCTTCGACAACAATATCAAGGTCATGACCATATGTGTCGATTTCAGAATAAATAAAATCGGAGTGAGCTTGTGGTTTTGAAGTCTCATCTTCAAGAGTTCTTGACTCTGAGTAATGTACGATAGGTTTGATATCACCCCAAGTAGACATAGCGAGTTCTAACGCTTCTTGTTCGGTCAGACCACCTGTATTGAATGTATGGTGATGATAATCGAACACAATAGGAATACCAATTCTCTCGTGTATATACATTAAGTCTTTTACTGAATACATACTTGCCTTGTCGTCATTTTCTACAGTAAGTCTTGTCTGTACTGATTCGGGTAACTTCTCAAAGTTCTTACAGAACCTATCCATAGCAGATTGTTTGTCACCATAGACACCATTACAATGAATATTGATTTTGTTGTAAGGAGTTCTACTAAGACCCATCAAGTCAAATATCTCACCGTGTATAGAAAGGTCTTTAATCGTGTTCTGAACGACTTTCTCGTTTGGTGATACAAGAACATTGAAAGGGCCAGGATGTGACGTTATACGTTGTCCATACTTGTCAGCAAGATTACCTGCACCATTCAGTAGAATAGAAATCTTACGATAATCAGGCATTGAACTAAGTGGGAACTCGGATGACCATGGAATAAGATTGGATGTCATACGGAATAGTTTGAATCCGTTTTTGTGATTCCACTTGATAATCTCAATCAAGTCTCGTGTATTCTGTAAAGCAAGTTCTGAAGAATACTTTACACCTTCACTAAGGAAGGTTCGTTTAATCATACCACGGTTAGTGGTAATCTTGGGTTTCTGAGAACCCAATGTCATGTTAATACATGCGTAACCTAAGTTTGTCATTTTTTACTATTTAATCTGTTACTAATATACAAAATATTTTTCTAAAATCCAAACGATAATTGTTTTTTATTATCGTACTTCCATCCTAAGTTATATAGAACTATCATTCTTAACTTATCATAGAGGTCTGATTTTGTGTCTAACCATGTAAGACCTTTTCTAATACTAACTTGAGGGTTTGATTTATTAAATGCATTGAACTGATGATATCCATCTGCCCAACCATGTATTAAACCACTACTCTTTCTGTCAGTTATATAGAAACAATCTAAAGGGTGTTTAATCTGATTCATATTATTTAAAAATTACCAGGCGCAACCTGAAAACAAGAGATACCATTAGCTCTCCACATATCTACTACCTTTTGTCTATCGTCAAAAGTACATAGAACATTGTCTTTCCCGATATCGTCTAACCAATCTTGTTTAAGGATATCATCGGGAGTGAAATCCTTTATTGGTCTCATGAACAATCTATGCCATGGAACATTGTGTTTGTTTAACCACATTTTAGTTGTATTGATAGTACCTTTACTTCTACCACTAAATATCACAATCTGATGACCACTATCACACAATGATTGTGCCATCTTGATTACAGGAATGTTTGGTTTATCCAAACTAATATTTTTAGGGTCAAAGAAAATGTCCCAATCTATCTTACCATTTGGTTTAGTAGAAATCTTTCTCCTATCATCGATAAGAGCAAGAGTACCATCTAAATCAAAGATTACTTTTTTAAATTTCTGTGGTGGAAGGTTTACACTCATTACTTTGTTTTTAAGTCGTCTATTTGTTTTTGTAGTGATTTAATTTTTCTATCTCTACTCATTAGATACTTCACTAAGGTATCTTTGTGAATTGCTTGGTAGAGTGATTTTGAATATCCCATATCTTAATTATTATTACATAATAAAGATAATAAAAAAAGGGGACTTTTCCAAGTCCCCAATGTTAAATTTATGTTAAATTTTCCTATACCTCTTCCCACTCTACATCCGAAACTTCTTGGAGAAAATAGAAAAAACCGTCATTTCCCTTCAGTACAGTGTCACAATTTAAGTGTTCTTTCCAAACGTTAACTATTGGTCTTTGGTCAATCGAAATCTTCCGTATGATTAAATATAACTTGTTGTTGTAATTAAGTTTTTGATACCTAAACCATGAGTTAGAAAACATTTAACTTTATTTAACTTTTACTGTAATACTTTTAGCTTTCCTATCCTCGTACTTAGGAATGGAGATTGTTAAGATACCATCTTTACAAACAGCAGAAGTTTGATTCAAATCATAAGAATCATGAACCCTGTACTTTCTTTCGAACTTACGATGTTCTTTTTCTGCTTTAATATGTAGATGTCTATCTTCTACATTTACTTGAACGTCCTTGTTACCTAATCCAGGCACTTCGAAGTCCATTAACAACACATCGTCTTCAACTCGTGCTGTAGTATCTGAACTGTAACCATTCATATCCCAATCTAAGTATGAATCGAAAATCTTATCAAAATTTCTTAATGTCATTTTTTTCCTTTTTAAATAATTAAACATATACTACTATTAGTACCAAATCTGTACCAATCGGAAATGTATGACATTTTGTTAGTTTTAAATTAGTTCAATGTGACAATGTGTCAGTTTACTGACATCGGGTCTCCAACTGCGATTATATTAAAGACTGACGTATCACCTGATACACTTCGTTTCTCTAAAAGAAATCCATCCATTACAAACAATGAAACTGTTTTGTTAACTAATGTTGGATTGTCACAAGAAATTACAAGAGTGTTTGCGTCGATTACAACCTGTATCGGTCTATGTTCGGGAGTTTCTTCAGGAATGTCTACATCTTCAAAGACATCCTCTTCTAATTCACCATAGAGATAGTCGTGTAGATAATATACTTTAGTCATATCATCTAAACTCATGAAGTAATTATATTCTGCTTCATCCCAATGTTCCACGATATCTCCTTTACTATACATATCTTAAATCTTATCTTTCCACATCTTGTTCAAGAATAATAAACCTTGTTTGGATATAAACCTTTTATCGTGAAGAACAACCTCTGAGAATATCTCAATTAATGTTTTTAAGTACTCAGAACCAAAATTATCCTTGACCATTGTTAGTCTTGGAATCATTTTTTCTTTGTATTCTTTTGTAACCATTTTATCGGGTTCTGAAATCAACTCCTTGATTTTACTTTTACACAAAGTATAATACGGGTCTTTTTTTTCCACAAGAATATCACGGACACTCTTTAGATACAACTCTAAGTCCGTATTATTTTCTAATGCGTCTTCATCAAATATGTTGAAAATTCCCTTGGGTGGCACTAATTACATATTAAGTTTGTACTTCTTTTTTGCTAAATCAATCGCCTCTACTAACGTATGTGCTATCCTGTTACATTCTGCCATTGTTAGTTCGATGTCATGATTACCAACCTGTAAGTATCCGATTTTAGATGGACCTGTTGGATACTCAGTTTGTTTTTGTTCGTGCATTTGAAAGTCGATAGAAGACCAATAGTTACCCATTCGTTTATCGTTCTTTTTCGCTACATCGTTTGGAATTCCGAAAGATTGGTTAACGTAACCACCTCTTTGCTTTTTGTTATATTTTTTCATAAACTGATTTATATAGTTTTGGTTATATTACATAAATAGTTTTTTGAAATTAATAAAACTACTTTTTCTTCCTATTTCTTCGAGAAACTCTATCGAACCTTTTCTCATCGATAGCCATTTCATGTTTCATTGGATGAGTTCTGTTAAAGTTTTGTTCTATTTGACAAGACCTACTTGCCCAATACCACGCGTCATATACCTTAGTTTGTGGTGGAATGAATAACTCCTCACCTACTACTGTACCGATTCCACTTGATATATAAAATAACCCATCTGTGTTTCTTTGAATCTTTGCCTTAGGATATCTTTTCCTAACTTTTCTTTGGAATGTTTTAAACTTCCTTTTCTGTTTCTCGTCCATCTTTTTTATTTAGTGATTTCGTCAATCCTCTGTGGATGTGACAACTCGTCAATTCTTTATTTACAGAACACTCGTCAACTGTAGTACCGTTCTCAAGTTTGACTTTATACACAAGTCCTCTTTTTAATCTTGTTCGGTGTAAAACGGAACCCACCCTGTAGGTCCCGTTTAACTTTACAATTACACTGTCCCCTTTTTGAAAAATCATTATTTAATTACCTTTATGATTTTGGTCTCTATTACTGACCCTACTTCAAATTCAATTCCTGAATTCTCAAAGTCTTTTACGACTTTAGTTTCAGCGTCAGTTACAGACACTGCGTTAACTACATATTGTTCAGTTAACTTTTTTACTCTGCCTTTGTCATCCGTGTGATGTACTTTTACTTTTGCAATGTAATACTTCATAATTTATTTATTTTGATTTTTATTCTTGTCTCTTTCTTCCATTAAAAGGGTGGACAATTTAACCCCTTCTTCGGTTGGACCGTATCCAAGTTTTCCGTTCTCGTCAACGTACATACGAATCAAACCTTTATCAGATAAGTTCATAAGAGCCATATCTGTTTCAAATCTCGTGTAATCTCTATAAGTTTGAACAACTACTTCTGATAACATATCAAATTCACCTGACTTTTTAAGTTTGTATTTTAAGATATCACCGAATGTATTCCAATCGTCAACACCTGAGAATCCAACTTCTTTCAATTCAGATATTATGTCTGTTACTAAGTTATCTAACTCTTCTTGATTCCACTTCATATTATTTTTCTTTAGTCTCTACCAAACTGTCTAAGTAATCCATTGCGTCTACGTCCCCAATTAGGACATCCACCTTTGGACCGTTATATCGATTTAACACTGCCTTAACTCCCCATTCCTCAACCATCGATTTAAGTTCTTTTATATTTGGTAAATGTATTTTATTAAATCCCATAATTAATCAAACCATTGTGACCTGTGGGTCTTTACGTTTTTAACCATCTTGTCAGGTTCTTCCCAACCTTTTTCATTCATCTTGTCTATGATTCTCTGTTGTACGATATCATCACCAATCTGTCCCATCTTCTCTGCGTCTTTTATTAACTTCGTAGTAATTTCTTTACCACTCATTTTAGCATCCAACGCTGCGAATCTTTTACAATGATACTTTCCTAATGGTTTACTATATTGTTTTAAGTATGCTGTTTTTGAATCTAAGTATTCTAAAAACATATCAAAGTCATATGCTGCTATTTCGTCAAGTTGTTTATCCGTTAATGGATTCTCGGGGTCGTACTTTAGATTCATATCTTTAAATATACAAAATTTTTATTTAACATCCAAACCGTTTCTAAACATCTTCTCAATACAGTAGTATTCGTAGACATCTTCGGTACTCATAGGTTTCTCATCCATGAGTTTATCCCATAGACAAAAACCAAAATGTTTTTCTAATTCTTTTTTTAAGTTGTTTAATATCTTAATATCATCATTGTGTCCTTCTTCAGCCAATTTGTTTGCTCTAACATTCTTTAGGTAGGTCTTTTGTCTTGCCTCATATTCATATCCCCAATAATCACCACCCTCGGGACACTTACTCATTATCTCATTGTAGAGGTCAGAAGACTGCTTTCTTGCAGCCTTCTCCTCTGTGTAATAATGAGATAATTCAAAGTCACCATTCTGTATCCTATCCCAAAGATGAGATTTTACAGAAAGAGTTTTTCTTTTACCATTTGTCCACCACCTATACTTGTTGTATGCCATAGTATTAATATTAGAGGTTAGTAACCCTTAGAAAGGATTACTAACGTCTTCTGATTCTACATTAAACAAGTCTTCGTCTTGTGGAGTCTCACCTAAGAACTTCTGAATGTATTGTTTCATGAACACTCTCTCAGATTGAGCACCACCACTTTGGTCGAACAATGGATAGATTGTAATCTCAGCGGCTTCACCTAATTCAAAACCATCATAAAGTAGAGAACCAATCTCAACTGCGGTTCTTGTTGACAATGAGTTAGTCAACTTAGGAGTCTCTGACATTACGTCATTTCTTGTCATCGAAGTAATTTCAGCAACCGAAGAAATAACATCCTTATCAACTGAAGGATACATCATCTGAAGTAACTCAGACTCTTCTTCCTTAGTCAAGGTGTCCATTTCAATGACAGTAAATCTGTCAAGAATAGCTCTATCGAGTGCTCTCGTTGCGGTGTATTCATTACCGATGTTTGCAGATGCGATGAAGGATACTCCGTCTGCAACTTTGATAACAGGAGCGTCAGCGGCTTCATCCAATCTCAAGTATCTTTGACCTTGGTCAAGAACTGTCATTAGGATGTTGTGAGCCTCAGGGTGTGCTCTCGTCAACTCATCAAGGACCACCACCGTGTTTGGAGTTTGGATTGCTTTCACAAATGGTGAAGAGTTGAACACTGTTCCCTTCTTAGTATCGAACTGAGTATTTCCGATAAGGGTTGTTCTTGGGTCTTGAGTTGCACCCAAGTTAATAATGAAGGTGTTGTAACCTTCAAGGGAATTAGCCGCTGCTTTCGCTGCCATGGTCTTACCACAACCTGCGGGACCTGTCATCATAATATTTTTACCTCTAAGGATGTTTCTGATTAGATACTTCCACTTTAGAGACTTCATAAACAACATCTTTGGTTTTAAACCATCGACCTCATTGTGAATAAAGTTAAGGACATCTGAAGTCATTTCTTTGGACGCGACACCCGTTGGTGTTGGTTCCCATAACATAGACATCAGACCACCGTTAGGTTTGTTGAAGTTACCAACAGGTTCGGGTTTCTGTTCAACGGTTGAAGCAGGAACTCTGTTGTAAACAATCTCACCATCAGAAAGTCTACCTCTGACTCTGATTTTGAAACCCCACTTCGCAGGATTGTTACACGCTGACTTTACCCTTTTGTAGAGGTTGGTACCCTCTTCATTGAACTCGGGGATGTTGAACTTAACACCTGCCGAATCTTCGAACAAATAGAGGTCATCTATCTGAACTACTTTTCCAAAAACTGATTTTTGTGCTTTCATAGACTTTGTTTTAAATTATTATTTCTCATTATTATTATTACTCTCTAAAGATAGTGAATTAGGTTCACAATTCCAAATTTCTAATGTTAAATTATTGTTAAATTTTAACTTCAAACTTTTTATTTAATGTCTTAGCTAACTGAGTCACATTGTTTACATCAATGAACTCTGAATCCTTTCCGTACATTTTCTCAAACTGACTCTTACTATTTCCGTAGTATCCATCAGAGATAAAGTAAGAAAGAACTGATACACCTGACTGTCTGATTTTCTTGACTTGTTCTGCTGTATGGTCTACTGCGTATTGACCGTTGTAACTAATTTCTCTGTTATCAAAACCAGGCCACCCATCTGAGAAGTTGATTAGATAACTCTCTTCACCGTTCTTGGTCTTAGTTAACTCTTTTAGTACTGCTTCAAAACAAAGACCCTCGGGTGTTGTACCACTTGGTGATATGTGTTTGAATAAGTTCTGTATCTTTGAGAACTTATCTTTTCTCGAATCATATGCAACCAACATCAAAGGTTGACAGTGTCTACTTTCTCTATTGTAGTAAATACCTCTGTAAGATATAACAACATTCATATTCTCTGTCATTGATGCTGCTTTAGCGATTGCTACTGCGGCGGTCTGAGTGTTGTACCACTTGTCACCATTCATTGAAGAACTTGCGTCAATCGAGATATGTAGTAGAGAAGGAGTCGCGGTATTGATATTGATTTGGTCAAAGATATCAAAGTTACCGAAACCAATCTCGTGTAACATTCTACCATTCAACTTACCACTCTTCATTCTTGGAGTCTGAAGAACTCTCTCCTCGTTTCTTGTTTTAAGTTTCTTACCTAACTGAGTACCTAACATAATACCCTTGTCAACTGCGACCTTGTTTGAATCAGTTCTCCAATAACCTAAGTGGTCAATCAGACCCGACTCAATTAACTGTTGAGTCATGTTGTTGATAACATAAGTTTGAACACCTTGTGATTGGTTTCTCCAATAACCTTGTTCAAGACCTTTACCTGTAACCTCTGTCTTGATATCTGCAGTATCAAGAGTATCAATCTTCTTTTTATCTGCTTTAGATATTTTCTTTTTAGTGATATCACCATTCTGAAACTTCTTTTGTTTTTCAATGGCGTTCTCTAACATCTTTTTTTGTCTGTCATTCAGTGGTTGGTGTTGACCACCTGCACCATTCTTGTTTGATTGACCACTTGACATAGAACCTTTCTTATCAGTAGAACCATCGTCCTTACCATCACCATCAGAGTCGGTACCTTTACCTTTACCCTTACCTGTCATTGGTTTACCATCACCCGTTGGTTTAGATTGTGAATCAGATACTTCAGACTTACCATCAGTATCACCATCTTCACCACCATTACTTTTTTGTGATTCTGGCATTTGGTCCATATAATCATCAACATTCTTTTGGATGACTTTGTATATCTTACCTGCTAACTCAAGAGACTCATCTGTATTTTTTAGTCTTGAAATATTTCTAAGGTCAAGAAGACTCCAAATCTCTTTCAATCCTTTTAGAGCACTGAGGTCTCTGTTCTTGTTAGTGATGTTAATCAATCTAAACATATAAGACTCCCAAGTCTCATCTCTATGTTCTGAAGACTTAAGACCCTTGTCTACTACATTAGAGTGGAAATACTTTTTGTACATTGACTCGTAGTAACCTCTGTAACCAGGCGCCGATGAATAAACAAAGTTATCAATTCTCCTGTCTTCTACATAGTTAAGAAGGTCTTTTAGTTTACTTTTTATATCATTACCCACTGACCACCAATCGTCACCAAACACTCCCGACTTGTCTTGATAAGGTTTAACGATTTCTTGCATAGACACAGGAAATATGTTGTGGTCCATAAGATTTCTAAGGGAATCGAAATCTGTAAGTTTAATGTGAGAACCCTCATGTAGTGCGAGACCAACCACGGGGTCAAATTCTTTATCGTCTAATTTTGCAGAGATAACAACCTCTTGACCATCCGTGTAAGAGTCACTACCCCTACCATCGAATGTCACAGGAATAGACTCACCTGTTACAATACTTACGAAGTTACCGATACTCCTCTTGTAGGACATCAGTTTCATTAAGTCATTTGATTTCTTTTCTACTTTTGATACATCATCATCCTCGTCCCAAATAGACTTGTCGAGCCAGAAGGATGAATAGTTTAGATTTGATTTATACATATTTCCCATTTTTTAATCTTACGATATAAAGATAATACAATTTTTACTTATTTCCAAATTTCTAATGTTAAGAAATTGTTAAATTTTTCTTATGTTTCTCCTTTCGAGAATAAGTCTTTTTAGACTTATGAGTTTGTTCAGTTGTCTTCTTACCAATATGATGACTCGCCTCACCACGGGTCCAACCCCCGTTGAAGTCAAGTTCGTCTTGATATGATTCTTTTTTCTTACCCATTTTTAGCTACCCCTTTTAAAAAGTCTTCTTCAAACTCTAACCAATCAGGTATTGAGTCTAAATCAACAACTGAAGAAATTAGTTTTTCAACAAATACATGGTCACCCCAAGAAGCGGAATTGTGACATTGTTTTACTAACTTCAATAGTTTCATAAATTTGTTATCTAACTCAATGTAGTTTGTATTGCTTATATTACTGTAATTTTTATATTTTAGTTTTATCATATCTTTTTCTTTACATAGTAAAGATAAGCATAAAAACGTTAATATCCAAACCTTTTTTGTTAAATTTTTGTTAAAGTTATTAACAAGTTATTAACAATTATATTATATTTTAGATGACATTAGTGTAGATGTATGTCCTTCAGACCACCCTTTTTCTCTGTAGAAGTTAAGTGTTGTTGGTAGACAGTACGTTATTACATCATACCCTTTAAGGTTTTCTTGACACCATTTCCATCTGGCGTCCCATAACATTCTGTAGATTCCGTTACCTCTATATTCTTCTTCTACAAATGCATTAGCAAACTTTACTGTATTGTGGGATAAAAATAGTAATGAGTTCCAACCTATCGCTTTATTATTGTGTAGAGCAATCCACCCACACTCCTCTTTGGGAGTTGGTACGGATTCTGGCAACTTGTAGGGTACGATAGTTATATTCATTCTCATTTCTCATAAAGAAATAAATATATACTATTTTTCCATTTCCCTTCTAATCTTTGATGCTGATATGTCGTATATATCTTTCGGTGGTTCGTGCTCGATTACTTCGTATCCAACTGTTCTACCATAATTGATTGATTCAATGTCAGGTATGACTATAACTTTCACCCTACCTTCAGTTACTAAATCGTTTAATTCTGCTTTGATATTGTGTACAATCTTTCCACTGTACCACTCGTGGGTTTCGTCAGGGTGTTCGTCTCTAACTGCTATACAAACGTTCTTACCTTCATTTAATCTTTGGTCTATTAACCATCTATGTCCATTATGCCATGGTTGATATCTACCTACGAAAAGTGAGTATTTCATTTATACAATCCTCTATTAATCTGTTGTCTGTGTTCATCCAAACATCATACTTACCGACCTCTAAGTCTTCGGTATGATAGTGTTCTCGTCCTCTGATTTCAGTTGTGTATGTGTAAATCAGCATAGGGTCGAGGTCGTGTATCTCATTTCTTACATCTTGATATGGACCAACAACTGATACAATAACTGTGAATCCTTTGTGATATAAGAAACGAATAAGGTCGTTAACCTTTCTTAAGTTGTTACGTCTACCTTGTTCAGAATAATCTTTGTTCTGAAATATTTCTCTCATCTCATCACCATCTATTCTAATTATCTTTAGGTGTGGTGATTTCTTATTTAGACGTTCTTGTAATGCGTTACCGAGTGTTGTCTTACCTGCGCCAGGTTGTCCGTAAAACCAATAAATCATTTTTCTTCTTTCTCAAATTTATCCTTGATTCTTTGATGGATTGGAATGGGGTCACCACCTTCATCAATCCTAACAAATTTTATTGACGTGGATAATATTAATTTTTGATTACCGTCATACACATTATGTGCTCTTGCTTCAAGATATGCAGTTATAGATGTTTTACCAACTTCTTTTATCTTTCCATATATCTTTAGTAACTGTCCTTCTTTAGCAGGTTTTTTAAATATACATTTATCAATCATAACAGTTACGAGTCTCGGACTATCCACATACTCAGTAGTAAACGCCGCTCCTGCAGCATCAATCCATGCTAAAAGTTTACCACCAAACAAATTGTTGTGTAGTCCTAAATCTGATTTCTTAATTGGGTGTGTTGTTATTAGTTTCATCATTAAAAAGGTAGTTCATTTAGCCACTCTGCTATATCTTGTTTTACTTTATCATCTTTTTGGGAGTTCCATGCTCTGTCCCATTGTTCTCTTAAATACTTTCGATGATGGGGTTCTAAGTTCATACCTTTGTCAGTGTATGCTATTATACCCTGTAACACTGCCCATACATCTCCTCTTTGTCTTTGTGTCATTGTCTTAGAGTTCTCAATTAGACTCCACAATATAAGGATTTTTTCAGAATCCCTTTTTATATTCCATGGTGAATATTCATCCCACATCTTGTAAAAATTGTTCTATACTAATTAAACCTAAATCTTCTTCTCTGTTTGCGTCCATGACATTAAACTCATAAAACTCATTATGATTCCATACAAGTTTAGTATCAAAGAGTTCGTTACGTTTTACAATACCAATACCCCAATCAGTATCAACAACACAAACGTGTAAGTCTTTTCTTGTTGTTCTTAGATTGTATATCGCCTTCCATACAGTTCCATTCCACGGTTCATATCCGTATTCAGTTCTGTAGTTTTCTCTTGCCATATGTGAGGTTGGTGGATTACAATCGTGTAGTATAACATATCCGTTTGGACTTAAAACTCTTAAAGAATTTTCTATATCCTTTTTAACTTGATATGATTTATGTAGACCATCGATAAAGATTACATCATACTTTCTATTAGGGTCGTGTTCACTTAAATACTCAAAGAACGTATCAGACTCCATTTGGTATGTAACAGGGTTTTCTTCAAACTCATAGCCAGGGTCGACACCATGTTTTAGTTCACAATTAACTTTATCAAAACAATCTACAGGATTACATACACCAATCTCAAGGTACTTTGTAAACCCATTTACTTCTATTACTTTGTTTATTATATCGTATCTTAACATAACATTTATTTGTACTCGGTAGGGGAATCGAACCCCTATTGCCAGGATGAAAACCTGAAGTCCTAACCGTTAGACGAACCGAGCATTATTTAAACTTAGCTATATTACTGTATTTCTTTTTCACGTCCTCTATGTTTTGTAACGCCTGATTATACTCTTTCTGTATACTTTTATCGACATTGAAGTTCAATACAGTTTGACAATGTGGACAAACCGATACAGGATTCTTTAGAATAAATTCTAAAGTTAAATCTAACGGTGTAGTACAACTCGGACATGGTAAAGGCATACTACTTGTCTTTGAACCAATAATTAATTACTTGGTTGAAGTTTCCGATTAATGCACCTAACAACAATAATAGAAGTTCTTTCCATTCTGCGTTAAGACCTTTGTCAAAGTGCATTGATAAGAATATCCAAACCAATGTAAAAGCAAAACATGAGATTACAAACATACTAATTCGTAATCTTTGTTTACCGTTACTACTTACCTTTGTGTTAGTAGTATCTTGCTCTTTTTCCATAGGTTTCCCTTTCTTACTATTTGGTAATTCTAACTCAGGAATCGCCATTCTCTATAACTTTATGAGTCGGGTCATCCATTTTCGCTATTAACATATCTACTAATCGAGAAACCGCCTCGGGTTTATTATCTTTCTTAAAATGTATACTGATTTTAGCAACACCTTCCTTGTCAGGACTGTTACCATCAACTGAGATATTACTAATCTGATGTTTGTACTTGTCATTACCTTTTTGTTTTTGTCTTTGAAAGATAGGTAATAAATTCTTTTTGAGTGCTGATGGTTTAGTTGTATTTCCTGGCAATAGTCTTGCTTGGAACTCAATATCCAACTTATCTAACCCAACAGATGAATGGTCCGCAAGAATGTAGAGTGGTATCTCTATATCCCTGTCACCGATTCTAAACTTTTGAGTGATTGGTGTACCATCTTTATCAAAATACTTTGAGATGGTATTGATGTGTTGTCTTTCTTGTATAGAAAGAACTACTTGTGAGGCCTCTTGTAGACCACCAAGTAGTTCTTCTAAATTAACCTTAGCCATGCTTTAACTATAACTTATTTTTTTACTTCTTACTAATATACAAAAAATATTTCAATTTTCCAAATTAGTTATGGACTATCCTGCTGAACCTGTTGATGGTGTTACAGTACCGTCAGGGTTTTGCATTCCCACTACAGTTGGTTCCATCATCATGTGTAACATATCGTTTAGTTTACCCATACCTTCAGTTTGTGGTAGTTGTTCTGCGTGTACTTTAACATTGTACTTAGCTGAGTTGTCAGTTTTTCTTGTATTCTCTTTATGAGTTGCTACTTTACCTGTCATAGAGGCTTTAAACTTAACTCCCCAAAATCCACCTGAAGCCTGAACTGATGTTTCGAATGATGAATCACTTGTATTCTTAGACAAGGTTGATTCATTAACTTCCATAGTAAAATCAACATCTGCAGATGTAACTGCTAATGTTGGTAGTGGTACTAATGGTAACATAGGAATCATAGATTGAATTTGTTGTAACTTTAATTCACCTGTTTCCGCGTCCTTTATATACCTGTTTAGTTCAACATCGATTTTTCTTGATTTACGATGGGTACTACTTCCTGAAGGTGGTTCAAATGCAACCTCAGAGATGTACTTCCAAGTAATATCATTTAGTTGCGCTTGACCTTTTGCCACACCTGTTAGTGGACCAACGATTAGTTCTTCGATTGGTAGTCCTTTAAATTGATTTGCGATTGACATAATACTTTCTCCTTTTAAAACGTTTTTATATTGACACTTATATCAATAATAAGTATATATAAAAACAAACAAACGTAGTGGAGATAGTGAGACTCGAACTCACGACCCCTACGGTGCAAGCGTAGTGCTCTAGCCATCTGAGCTATATCCCCTACGAATTTATCCTTTTAAGATTTCTTTTTCGTCTGATTCAGATACAGGGATATCGTGACCATACTCTTTTCCAAAGTACTCAGAAAGTGTTTCTAACTTTCCTGTTGCACTTTCAAGTTGTCCGATAAGTTTGTCGATTTCTTCTGTGTGTTGTGGGTGTTCCCCAATAGCGACAGGATTCTCAAAGTAGACTGATAGTCTTGCTTTTGCGTCCATGATATCTGCTGTATACTTCGCCTCTACGGCTTGATATAATCTTCTTGAAACTTTACTCATAACAATTGTTGTTTAATTAGTTAACTAAATATAAATATTAAAATATATTTAATAAATGTTTTTAGGTTGGGATGATGGGGATTGAACCCATATGTAACCAATTACCCTTTCTACTGCGTATAAGACAGAGGGGATACATCCCAATCTAAACGTTGTGAACCCGACAGGATTCGAACCTGTGACCGTCTGCTTAGAAGGCAGATGCTCTATCCAACTGAGCTACGGGTCCATATGTTGTACCTGAGGACGGACTCGAACCGTCACGGACATTACTGTCCAAGGGATTTTAAGTCCCTCGTGTCTACCAATTCCACCACTCAGGTGTCAAAGAACAGTACTAATATACGATGGGATTTTTTTAAATCCAAATCAGTAATGTTAAATAATCGTTAATTAAAAATCTATCCCTTCGATTGGGGATGTCTGTGAATTGTTTGCTGCTTCATACCTGTCTTGTTCAACAGGGTTTGATTTAAACGCGAGGACGTTCATGTTTTGAATAAACATCTTTCTAATATCTTCTCTTGGGTGAGTTGTATATGTAGCGGGTAAGAACTCATCTGATACTATTATGTTTTGTTTTAGTGTTGGTACGTTTGTTTCTACTAACTTCTTTGCTCCATCGTAGTTTAAAACATAACAATGAGTTTGATATGAATAACTTGGTTTGACCCAATTATCTAATCCTACATTACTATCATCACCACTAATCCTAAGTCTTGATAGGAATACTAAATCCCAATCATAACCTTCTAACTCATCAAAGGTATTCCAATGAAACTTTTTTGTTGGATTAAAATCATCTTCTAATATCAATACGTTGTTATATTCTCTTTCAACTACATCTTCCCATATTCTAATATGAGAGTGTACACCACCTGCCTCACCAACAGTTACAGGTCTTGTCCACCAATTGTTACCACTTTCTATCTTCCAATCATCATAGAACTTGATACCCATTTGTTCTCTCTTTTCAATCGTATCAAACTCTTCCTTACCATTTGTCCCTCTCCATATTCTTATCGGAACATCATTTGGTAAACCTAATTCTTTTACTCTACTGATTAATCTTTCTACGTTCTCGTTACTTGTATCTAATGTAATGACATAAACCATATCAAGTTTAATACTTCGTTCTAATCGTGTTATATCCTCAGTTAGTGAGGTACCATATTCATTACCCGATTCAATATCCGTAGATGTTTGTTTTATCCAATTGTCATCATTGGTTGGTGGTGATATAAACTTTAATGATGGTTTAATAAACTCCCTGATATCCTTTCGTGGATGTTTACATATTGTTGATATTAGAAACTCATCAAGTGGCATTAGATTGTTTATGAAGTCATAGTCGTATAACAACTTTCGTAATCCCTCTCGTGTCAATATGTACGCATGAGCGTTGTAACTATATTGTGGATATACCCAATGGTCATTATACTTTTGTTCGTCTTCACCATATAACCATTCGTGATTTGGTACACGTCTTCTACCTAAGTGTAAACCATCTATATCGTCAGGAATCAGACCGAGGTTGTGTAAAGACTTAACACCTTTGAAGTCTTCTTCCAAGAACATACATACTTCGTGTCCTTCATCATACGCCTGTTTCCACATATTATAGTGACCTAATGCACATCCAACTTCACCATCTAACATTGGACGTTCCCACCATTCGTTCCACGGATTCATCTCAGTTATTGCCCATGGATACTCATTGTACTCCATATCAGTTTCCTTACCAATGATACCATCAACAACCTCGTAGGATGTTTTATACGGTAGGTCTAATTCATCCAATCGACTTGCGATATCATCGTAGTTTCCCCTTACGGATAATACGAATATTTTATTTATAGGTTTTTCAGTCACTTGATATTTCAGATAATCTTTGTTGAATCTTTTGAATCCAAAGTTTGTTTTCTTGGGTGTTCTCCCCGTTAACTTTCATGTCTACTAACTCATTAACTAAGTCTTCGTATGATTTACCTTTAATCCATTCTTCAATGTGTTTTGTTAATCTATTCATTTAGTTCTTCTTCTTTAATTGGGTTATCATCTCAGTGACGAATTCACCCGCGTATACTTTACTACCAATATTCCAAGTAGTGTTAAAGTTCATGGTGACATCACTATCACCTACTTTCCAATCGTACACGGTGAATATCTCACCATCGTTTCTTTCGAATACCCATTCTTTATTAATCTTCCCATCACCATTAGTTTCGGGAAATGTTGGGTCACCAAACGCTTGAACTAATTGTTTATACGTCCAACCATTTAATCTATCCTTCAGGGATGTCCCACCTATCTTTTCGAGGGCGCGTTTGTTATTCAGTTTTTTATATTTCATATGTGTAATTTAAAAAAATTTCGTGTGTGTTTAGAAACTTGCGTTTCTTACTGCTTATTTGCTTACTGCTCGTCATCGGTCATTCTTCCACCATGTCTTGAAAAACTCGGACCAAAACACATAACCCGTTACGGGCCAGAGAATCAATCCAATTATTACTTGTTCGGTTGTGGGGTGAAACCTTTCCGTCAACCCACCCTTCCTATCTACATAGTCAAGGAGTAACATAATGATTAGATTGTTTATACAACCTAACATAATGTATAATGATATATATTGAAATATTGTCATAGTTTGTTCTTATACTCTGAGTGTGTCATGAACTCTACTCTTTCTTTGTCCCACATATCGGGTGGACAATCCTGAGAGTTAACGAACCACTCTTTAATTATTTCACTTAATTCTTTTTCTTCTAACCTATGGAACTTAGTCTCATTACTGTATACCTTAGGATAGTCTAAGTAATATGACCGTAGATTATCGTCTGATACTTTGAAGGGTCGTTCTTCTACTTGTTCCCCCCTGATGAATTGGATGACTCCGTAGAAATAATTCATGTCCGCAAAATTCGTGTCCGTTATTTCCATGGTACGATTGTCATTCCGATTTGATTCAATAAGTTCTCTACTATACAAAAGACTAACATCCCTACCGCGATTTGCCACATCCACCATCTCCATCCCGTTAATGATAGTGACCACTTACGAAGTGGTGATTCCATTGCCCATGTATATAATTTTTCTTTTATCTTTTTCATTTTAAAAATCCCATTACATCATAGTAGAACTCTTCAACATGATATCCGTGTGAATGTAAGTAGTTAACTATTTCTCTTAACTTACCACTATGTTTATGTTCTACCTTAATTATTTTTGGTTTAATCTTATTCATGTCGATACTTTGTAGTATCTCCCAATCGTGTCCTTCCGTATCTATCTTTAAATAGTCTACCCATTGGATATTATATTTTTCTACTAACGTATCCCACGTTACCGTTTCAACTTTTATCTTTTCAGTATGAACAGGTACACCTCTATCATTTAACATCTCTTCCCCTGCCATACTACCATGATGAATGTCTCTATGAAACGAAGACATCCCTTTGAAGTCTCTACTCTTTTCATGATACTTTTCGGGACACAACCACAAATCACGTTCACCATTCTTTGTGTCCAACGCAGAGTTTACATATACGATAGTCGGATGTTTCTCTAAGTTGTCTAAGTATTTCTTAACAGGTTCTACAATGATTCCTTGCCAACCATCGTAGTATAAGTGATTCAATGTATTGAAATCACACGAACCTATTTCAATAAACGTTTTCATATTACCAAAATTTCCACCAAGGTTTTCTAAACGGTTTTAGTTCTATCTCATCGATTAACCATTTCAATCTCTCTGCTGCCATCAAGGGACAATCTGATTCACATAACTCTGCAATCTGTTTGAGATTCTTTACTATGTACTCTTGTTCCTTATACTGCACTATTTAACGCTTTTTCGATTAACCAACTTGAGGATTGTACTTTGTCACCTAATCCCCATACCATATCTACTCCCATAGAATTACAATAGTCTTCCTCGGGAATATTTCCTTTACCTCTATCACCACCGTTACCAAACGCCATAGATAGTGGTTCATCATACTCTCTACGGAATGTGTTAACCGCAGAATAGATTCCATCACAAACTGTTTTATCAGTTGCACTTCTTGGGTTACATACAAATGTTTTTGTTACACCCTTGACACGGGACATGATATATTCCCTTTCTCTTTCTTTCATAAAGGGTTTACCTTTCTTTTGTTTTAACCAAAAATCATTATTAAGGATTACCCAAACTTCTTCTGCCATCTCTTCTGCTTTTTCAATCATTTGAAGATGACCTTTGTGGACAGGGTCGAACCCACCACTGACTAACATAACTTTATACTTTTTGTCTTTCATTTTTTTTAACTCTTTTCTTTCTTCGGTCTTTGACTTCTAACTTTCTATAATACTCTTGTATCTCAGGGTCTCTCTTAAACTCTTCTCTTTGTTGTTTATGTCCCCTGTATATCATAGTCAATAATCCCCACATATAAAGTGAGAAGATTATGAATCCTATGATGAACATTCCTAATGGTGCTGGTGAACTCATTTCTTATTTTTAAATAAATCGTTTCTCCTTTGTCTTATAGCGATTGAGAACGCTAAGATAGATGGTACCCATATACCAACAAAAATTCCTTCTAACTTCTGACCACTAAACCATAGTGATACTGAATAAAGGAATGATATAAATGCTAAAATGATTGGGTAATATGTGTCCCAAAATAATTTAATTGTTTTCATAGTTCATTATATTTTGTAATTAATACTTCATAACTTTTTTGATATCTATCCAACTGACTCATCTTTGGATAGTCTATCTCATACTGTTTTACTAACTTAAACATCTCGTCTCTAAATCCATACGCATGTGCTTCGTATAAGATTTCTTCAATATGTTCTTCATTCGATATACTCATACTTCAAAGTATTTAAAAATTAAATAACCTAACAGGGTGATTCCAAGTAGTACTACAGATGCTTTTATTCCGAAGTAACTATTGTTGTATTGTTGTTTACTACGACCCTGTCTATATTTCATATCTTCTTCTGTCATTGGTGCTCTATGTATCATGATTAATAATCGTAATTAGGTTCTTCTTGTACAGGTCTTCCCTTTAAGTACAACTTTAAAATTTTATTCTCGTTCTTTCTTCTAATCTTATAGTCACTATAAGATTCACCTTCTAATCTTTTGTTTCCCTTTAGGTATTGAGAAACACCATCTGTAAAATCAAGAGTATAGTTTACATCCATCTCTTTATTTTCTTGTGGTAACATTTTATCTAAATCCATATTAGTTACTTAATTTTGCTTTTAGTGTTTTGTGTGATTGATAATTATTTAGTTTGAATTCAAACTCACCGTTGAGGATATCTGAACTTGTGATATCCATAGTAGGTAATTCATATCCAACTCGTTTTACTATTTCTTTTGCTTGTGGTAAGTGGTTCTTGTATAGATGTACATCACCGAAGTTTCCAATCAGATTACCAGGCTCATATCCTGTTTCTTTACATAGTACCATCAATAACATACCATAAGAAGAAATGTTAAAAGGTAACCCAAGGAAGGCATCAACACTTCTTTGGTTCCATAAGAGAGATAACTTGTTGTCGTTACTAACGTAACATTGGAATCCATAATGACAAGGTGGTAGTGTCATAAGATGTAGGTCCTCTACATTCCAAGCATTGACAAGATGTCGCCTTCCGTGTGGGTTTTCTTTTAACGTATATAATAACTCTGTCAGTTGGTCTATACCGTTCCAATCTCTCCATTGTTTTCCATAGATTGGTCCAAGTTCTCCATCGGTCCTTCCACTCTTCTTGTAGTCACCATCCCATATATGACAGTTGTTATCCCACAAGTATTGGATATCGGTACGACCTTTCAGAAACCATTTGAGTTCTGTAGCAACAGTTTTCAAAGGCATCTTCTTAGTGGTAAGTACAGGGAACCCATCACACATACAATGTCTGAAGGAACCACCAAAAAACGATAACGTTCCTGTACCTGTTCGGTCCTGACGTTCTTCACCGAACTCTAAAATGTTGTGAATGATATCTTGGTATTGACTATCTACTCTATTCATTTTACTCCACCTGATTCTATTGTGTTAATCATATCTTCAATCATTCCGTGCCATTTACCGTATGTATCTCGTGATTCTTCATCGGTGTTTTGTTCACACCTACGTTTAAAATCAAGTTTAACAGCAGTCAATAAATGTATTAGCACGTCTTTCATATTTAATTGTTTAGACATAATATACGAAATTTTTAGATTAAATCCAAATTATTTCTTATCTTTTTTTGATTTCTTTTTAGGGATAACATTACCATGTTGGTCTACTTCAGGTGCGATATGCATTTCATATACAATCCATAACCAAATAACTGCTAATGTTCCTATAACTACTTTTACCATAATCTATTATTTCATAAAATCAGGACAGAACGTTGTCGCAACATCTGTACATTTCTCACTTACAATGGTATCACCTGCTTCAAGTTGAGAATGATTCTCAGTTTCGTTCTTAATAAACTGAACCATTCCTGGCGTCAAGTCATATAAGAACTTAGTAAACTTACCGTTGTCACTTCCCATCTTCTTAGCGGTACCACCTAACTGTATTGTGTACGCTCTTAACCAATTGTTATTAGTATTAAGTCTGTCACCTGTCAAACCCTTCAAGGTGTTTAGGTGTCCCAAGATTGTATTGGCGATTAATAACTCTGAATGATTAAACTTCATAGTACCTTGTTTCAAGGGATGGTCTAAAGTTATACTTCGTGAGTTAAGATATGCTGCTACTACAACTCCTGATGTGAAACCTAATACCTTGTACTCTTTAAACGCATTAAGTAGTGTGGTGTATGCTCCACCGATTGTTTTAGCGAAACTTTCAACGAAGTCTTCTGTATGCCACTTCTTCTGCCACTGATTAAGTAAGATGATATAGAACTGAGTTTCTGATACTGATTCGGGGTTTACCCAATCAAGTATGTATACAGGAACTTCTTGGTCAGAACTCATCAGAGGGTCACACCCTTTCCATAGGTGATGTGCGTCTGCTAACTTGTATTTACCATCTTTGTTTTTTGGAAATACAATGAATGGTCTAATCAAACCACTCCTTCCTACTGACGTACCTAAGTTGTCTGCGTGGTCTTGTACTAATTCTCGGTTGGGGTCAGACCAATCCATGTCCCCATACTTAATGGTATCTACTGTACCAATCAGTATACCTTTTTTCATTCTACGTTTTATAGTCCGTATCAGACTTTTTGGTTGTTTCATAATTTTTAATTTAGATTACTTTTTCTGCTTTTAATTCATTTATTAATTTATCTTTGTTAGTACCCCAATGTCCGTGGATACTCTTACCACCTGTTGACTTTTCTTTTAGGTAAGGTATAACTGTTTTAGTAGGTACTCTGTAAATCTCTTTGATTTGAACACCATCCCTAATACAAAAGTACATATCTTCAGTTTGACTATATTGGTTAATCTTGTTCTCTGATAACCAATGAAACTGAAATGTACCTTTACCTTTACTCCTCAAGTTTATTGCTTTATACTCGACAGGTTTCTTTTTGACAGGGTCGTATGCGTCACCACCCTGTGTGTTGTTACCGTACTCATGACCCAATTCATTTGCAATCATAAGTTCGACAAATCGTTCATTGTAGAAAATGTTTTCAAGTCCCAACTCATCTTGTGCGAGGTCTTGAGCCTGTTTCAACAGACTTTTAATCTTTGTAACTGTTTTATTCATATCGTTTATCTGTTACCCGTCAATCCTATGTTGTTTGAAACCGATAACAGGTTTGTATCCCGTTAACTCATCTTGATGTTTTTGAATCAGTTGTTTCACCATTACGAGTTTCGAAACATCTTGTTCCTCTTTTACCCATTCGGCAAAGAGTTTGGTCAATACATAATTTTTAATTGTCTTAATCATAATTTTTAATTTTAATAAAAGAATCGATTCCAAGTTATCCAACTTGGTTCACTAACTTTCTTACCATCACGAACAACGATACATTTGTTGCCGTCTTTACTTACCCATAGGAGTTTGTTGTTCCCATAATAGTCTTTACCTATATGGTTACGAAGTTCACCTATCTTATTGGTCCCATCTATTGGGTCACTAATACTTAAGTTTATCATACTACTGTTAATATTTGTTCATTACTAATTGCTACATTTGATGGTTCACCACCAAGTCCCATATCCGATTGTACTATTGTCAGATACATATCATATATGTTACCATCGTCATCTACAGATGGGAATGGTTTGTTTAACTGTGAGATAACACCATCATTGATTCTACCCCACTTATCTTCGAACATTACTTTTTGTCCTATACTAAATTGTCTCATATTAAAACTGAATTAAATCGATTACCATTTCACCTGTAGGATTACCGTTAGCAGTAATCTCATAGTTTGGGTCCATCCCGTTGTCAACTACATAGTCAACTAATTCGTTTATTGATTTGAACTCATTTACGAAATAAGAACAATCGAGGGAGTACTTTGTATACATCATATAATTTTTATTTATCATTACTATTAATCATTATTACATAGTAAAGATAGTGAAAGTAAATGACTTTTCCAAATGTTTAATGTTAAATTTATGTTAAATTTATCAACAAGTTATTAACAATTAGTTTCCACCTCTTCTACCTGATGAGGAACTTGAACTACCGCCTGACGAACTTCCTCTACTACTACCACCTACGTTACCACCCCTGTTGATGTTTACAGGTGGGTTACTGTTAAAGTTATTAACAGGTGGTCTTCCGTTGTTGAAGTTGTTGTTTGGTACTCTTGGTTTGATATTCCAATTGTTATTGTTGTCATTT